GTGACCTGGACTTCGTTATCCTTACCAATTACTGACAGGTTGAACGTATCCGGTCCTATCCTGACTTCTTTGCGGTTCTTACGGCTGGTAGCCCCTTTTTCGCCAATCACAGTGAAGTGTTCCGGTGCACCAGTCTTACCCAAGACCTTAATCACCTTGGGAATGTCGTAGTATTCGGCAATTACCCTTAACACCTTGTAACCCACATCACCCAGGAACTCCTCTAAAGCGTCTACCAAGTCTTGCTGGTTGACCGCATCGGCGGCTTTCAGTTCGGCAATCCCGATGCCTGACTTCACACCTGCCGGAATACGCCCCATTGAGACTTCGTGCGCCCCGCCTACGTCTTCCATATATTGGCGCATATTGCCAATCTGGACTTGGTAAGAGGAAGGCAACGGCTGTAGGGGTAAAGAAAAGACCTCTGCACCGGCATTCTTTTCAACGATATCGCCGTGTTCATTGGTGATTATCCGCACCCCGCTATTCTTATCTACCACAATCCGGCCAATAGCGTATTTGTAATTGTATTTGAATATGGAACTCTCCAACGCATTTAAGACACGGTTCATTGGTATGACGTGCTTAATCCACGACTCCCCGTATATCTCCATCGGGTTAACGTCGGCTTGGTACAGGGTAAAGGGATAGTAGTCCTGGCGTTGGTAGCGGTACTTTAACGGCATTTCTAAGCTGTCAATATAGGTAATTACCTTCATTACCATTTCACCCATTCTGAGGTTCTTAAAGTCTTGGTCGGCCAGTTTCAATTCCTCGGTAATGACATCGGTGTTGTCCTCCGTTACGTACACTGGAATCCACGCCTCTTTGAGAATAACCCCTTCCTCCTCCTCTAAGGTGGTCTTGGGTTGGTAGTATTTGAGTGCCTGTAACAGGAATTGCTTGTACTCCGAAGCTGCTAACCGGAACTCTCCCCTGATATTAGCCAAGTCTTCAAAGAAGGAATACTCCGGATTGGCTTTAATCTTGTTCAATGAGGTTCTGACTGCCTTAATAACGAATTGGGCGTCTTTTAAGGAACTAGCCGCCGGGTCAATATAGAAGTCGAACGGGTCTAACAGCCACACAAATACGCTTCCCTCGCCATTCTCACCGCCCATTGGGTCATACCCTATCTGCCAAGGGCCACCCACCGAATACATCAACCCTTGAATAATCGTCTCTTTGAGTAACCTACGTAAGTTAAGGTGGTCGTAATAATAGTCCAAGGTTCGCCCACTGTACCGAGCATTGTCCCTGGACTCCTCGCTTAACGACCGAGGCAAGACCTCCCATTTAGGCCGGATAGAAGTAATCTGGTTTTTGATGGTCCGCATCTGGGCATTAGTAATATTTATGGGGATTTTGACCATTGAACGGGTAGACAGAATAATCGTGCGGTTGTTCGGGTCATACCGGCTAAACTGGTAGCCACGCCTGAATAGGTCACGGGTTAGCCACTCCCAGTCGTACCGCCTTCGGGCATCTGAGGCCGATTGGAATAACCGTTCGGCTTTTTGTCTGTCGTCTAACAATCGGGCAATACGTACAAGGTCTTCAGCCATAGGTTACTCCGAATATATTTTGATAGGTTTTGCCTGACCATCAATGACTAACCCCTGGACCTCTGATAGGTCAATTGGGGCTTCCTCCTCCATTAAGGGGTCGTTCTTGACTGGCAACCGGTTGGGAGCTTTTTCGACTTCTCCACCCAAGGCCCGAATAACATCAGCCAAGGCGTGTATCTTTGATGGCGGTAAGTCATTAGTATTCTTTAGAACAAACTCGACCATCTTATCAGTGTTGGTCATTTTACCTCCCGTAGTTTGGGTTGGTCGTGCTGGACCTTCACCAATTCCCTGCGGAGTTGGAGGGAGGTAGTAAAGTCTCCGTCCTGTTCCGCTTGTTTGATATTATGCGCTAATTCCCTTTCCCTTGCTAACAATACCAGGTCAACCCCCATCTCCGCTAGTTCCTCATCCGTGAAGCCGTGAACGGGGAGTGTTTTCTGGTACTCAATCAAGGCCCGCATCTTTTCTTTGAGTAGGGGGTAATCTTCCGCTTCTTTGGCGGTTTGAACTTCGGCTAATAATGATTGTTCGTCCATTTACAAAAATACCCCACTCTCTCGGTGGGGTTATCCCTTATAAGCACGAATATATCTGCCTTCCACTATACGTCTGTTAATTGAACGCGTCAAGCCGGATTAGTTTATTCCCCACCCTCCGGTAGTATATTCTTTTAGACGACCCCAGGATTTCTCCCCGGTCAACCAATCCTCCAGTAATATGTAACACCATACTCACATCGCCAAAACCAGTTTCCTTAATCACCCGCCGGACTTGCGTCTCCACATCATAGAGATGGGGGAAGCGTTCCTTAAGCAACGCCATCAATATCTGGTCATCCATTAGAAACCGCCTCCTAAGTCGGTAGTATCGTTGAACAAGTCGGTAGATAAGTCGACTATTTGTTGCGGTTCTTCCGGTCTACCCATCCGGTAATCGTAGCGGTTAGGGTCGCTAGTCAGTTGGTTAGGCATCTCTTGCTGGCCGATAACGGTAAAGAGGTCGGTAGCCAAGTACCGCCCTGCATCAAAGACGTGGTCGTAATACCCGTCCTTCTCGTAAAACTCGCTCTTAAACAACCCCTCCTTAGTTTCGGGGTAATGCAATCCCCCCTTAAACCCGTCAATCACATAACTCTGGGAGACGTGGACTAACAATCCCACCTTGCCATCGGCACGCATTATAAGTTTCTGCCTGATAATCTCTGACCCCTGCTTAATCGGTTGCCTCCGGCTTCTGACGTATATCCCCAATGCCTGGAGTATCTGGACCGAGGTTTTCTCACTCTTGTCCGAGACTTGTTCACCGGCAGGGTCGCCCACATCAACGTACTTAGCCCCCGGATAGGTAGCGTGACAGTAGCGTTGCACCCGTTTCCCGAACTCCATTATGCCCTCATCCTCACCCAGGATGGCCTCTAACCAACACCACTGGTCAAAGGGGTTGATACGGGTTACTAAACAACAAGGGCGGTGGAAGCCGTAGTCCCATCCTCGGTACAAAGTCTCCCTGGGGTAGTACTCAAACTGGCCGATGTTGTACTCTTTGAACTCCGGAAAGAATGGCTTGCCTTCGAATACGGTGTAGTCCAATTCATATTCCCGATTCCACCCCAGTTCCGGCATCCCCTGTTTCGCCATAGCCACCCATTCCGGAGTGTTCTTTTCAGGGTCAGACGAATAATGCACCCTGACTACGGTGAAGTTATTGTTCTTATTGTGGACTACCGGTAGTATCATTTTGGTTTGTATCCGTGTTCAATCGCGTTAAGCAGGCGTTTCTGTTTCATAGCTTTTTTCTTGGTCGTGTGTTTGGCCTTAACTCCACCTGGCGTGCTGACTCGGTACCCGCCTTTGGCCTTTGAGACTTTGACTGGCATAATTACCACCCCCCCTCATAACTTGGTAACAATCCGTTGGCGTAACTTCTTATGACAATGGTTGCACCAAGCCACTACTATTACTTTACTCTTAATGGTCACCTCACCCTTTTGGAGAACGTCATCCAAGACTAAAGTTTCGACTTGATTCCGGCAGGTGGGGCATTCGCCTTCATATTTGTACACCAAGTCGAGTTTCTCCGGTTCGTGCCACGGGGCTTTGGTGGGGGCGGTGGTCGGTTGTAATGGTTCGGCCGTAATTTGTTCACCGGTAGCTGTAGGTCCGGGTACACCCATCTCAGGTGGCTCAAATCCGGTTAACTCCTCCACTGATTTGGCCGGTATCCGGCCTAACTGGTGGTTAACCCGATGGTCCTTGTACTCCGACAACTCCTCAAACTCGGCCCCGCACTTCTCACATAAGTAACTCATTTGATTTCACCCCTTTCATACGTAATAACTATTTTGTACGGCTTATCTGCCTCCAAGTCCGGGGCATTGATGAACAGGTAATCGCTCTTGTCTAAATAGTCTAACTTGTTTCCCTCTATATCCTCACACCCGATACGAGTAACCCCCATCAATCCGGCTTCCTCTTTCTTGAGTATCAGGGGGTAGTTCCATTCTACTTGAGGATAGACGGTAAAGCTTTTTTGGTATTTCATTATAGGTTACTTCGTTATTTTCATCCGTGCGCTGAGGGTTTCTGCCTCCCCTTGGTTAAGAAACTCCCGAATACTTTTTGGCTCAAGTATATTATGGGCTGTGAATGTCCTTCACTAACCGCCAAAAGAAGTTCTTAAAGTTAGGCGAACTGACCCCAATGAACGAACCGCCTCCGGTAATAGTGGGTCGGGCGGCTATGTACGCCTCCTCTGCCCGGTCTTGGAAGGCCATCTCGTCTGAAAAGATACGGGAAGCGGTGTATTGCCGGAGTACGTCTGCCCCTTGGGGCGTTCCCTGGACAATAGACTTTTGCTTGGGGAACTCCAACCGGAGGTAAGCCATCGGGTCACGGGCCGAGAACGAGGCGTGAATGATAGTCCGGTACGGTTCTGGGTAGTTCTGGTAGATAAACTTGGCTCTATCAACCAAAGCGTTGGCATCTAACTCTTTCTTGGACTGTAAGAATATACGCCTCCCTTCGTGGAACTGAGCATCCCAGAGGTGGCAGGCAATCATAATCCAAGTCACTAACATCTGCCGTGATTTCTCGACTAATAACAAGGGTTCGGTCAAGAATAGGTCGGCCAATTCGTGGAGGTACGGCTTCTCCTGGTAGGGGAGTGCCTTAAAAGGAAGGTCCTTATCGTGTTCATCCTGGGTTACTACAAAATGCTCCAGGTAATAATGGAGGTCGTTAGCCGCTACCCGTACCTCCTCAACGGCACTCTGGTAGGCGAATGTCTCTAACTCGTCACTTGTTAAGGTCTTGATTCGGTTCAAGATGTCCGCCTTGGACAACGTGGCGAGAGAGGCGATAGAGTTGTTCGGCAAGTTGCTCATAGTTGCTAAAGAAGTTAATTTGTGTCTTGTTCTCGGTTACAAAGTCCGGCTTGCTCTTAAACTCGTCCGAGTGTTTCTTCTCTAACCACCACCTGGCCGAGGCCACGTCCTTGTCCTTCACAATGGCCTGAACGACCACCTGTCCAGCCGCTATCCTGGCGTAGTTCTTGGCCGTCATCATTCTGTCGGAAAAAGATTTGTCAATTTTTAGCCACTTATAATACGTATCCCTAGAGACATTTGCATACTCGCAAGCCATTTTGTCTGACACCCCCAGACGGAGAACACTCTCCAGCTTGTCCATTATCTCCGGCTCTAAACTGAGTTTGGGTGGCCTACCCGTAGGGAGTTTCTTGGGTTTCATTGCAATTCCTTATCGGCTAACTGTAAGGCGTGGTCAATCGTGTCATCCATATCGTAGTACTGGTAACTTCCCAATCTACCAGCAAAAACTATATTTGACATCTGTGAAGCTAATGTCAAATATTTGTCATAAATCTTGACATCTCGGCTATTGCCTACCGGATAATAGGGGATAAGACCTTCCTTGTAAGGTACGGGGAACTCATACGTGACTATCGTGGTCGGTGAGGTGGTGTCCAAAGCGAAATGCTTATGCTCGATACTGCGGGTGTACGGCACATCAAGACCTGGGTAGTTAATCACAGCACACCCTTGGTAGTTGTAGCAATCCTTATACAGGTGAACGAAATGCAGACTCCGGTACTCCGGTGAACCGAACTGGAAGTCAAAGAACTCGTCAATCATTCCGGTGTAAATAGTTTTCTTGGCCTCAATGTGGCTCTTTACCTCATTGTATTTGACGTTCACCTCCACCTCTATTCCCCTGAGCATCCGGTCAAATAGGCCGGAGTATCCGTCTATTGGTATGCCCTGGTAAGTATCGTCATAATAATTATTATCGTAAGTGAACCGCAACGGCAACCGCTTGATAAAACTGGCCGGCAAGTCGGAACAGGGGCTACCCCATTGCTTTTCGCTGTATCCCCTGATGAACTTTTCAAAAATGGTTTTGCCGACCATCTGGAGGGCTTGGTCCTCCAATGACTTCGGTACTAAGGTTTGATACGGCTTCGTCTCCTCCTCGATAATATCGAATGCCTCACTCGGTTTGGTCACCCCGAACACCCGGCTAAACATATTCATATTGAACGGCATATTGTAAGGTACACCTTCCACCATAGCGATAGGTTGGTTGATATAATGATTGAACTCCCCGAATTGGTTAACAAAATCCCATACCCGTTGGTTGCTGGTATGGAAGATATGAGCTCCGTAATCGTGGACAATAATCCCATCCTGGTTGCTGGTGTGGCAGTTGCCTCCGGTATGCGACCGCTGGTCAATCACCAGACACCGCTTCCCCTGCTTAGTCATTTGATAAGCAAAAGTTGAACCAAAAAGTCCGGCACCTACAATAAGATAATCATAATCGGGCATAATGGTCTCTTATCAGTTTGGGCGAAACTGGAGCCCAATTGTTCTGGTGGTGGTAACGCTTGAACTTAATCACTAAAGAGACGGATTTAGGCGACCTCATAACCGCATAGGCGGTCTTCATAACCGTTCCGTTGTCCTTATACAGGTCAGTATTCCCCCCGGTTTCTGTCTGTGTTTTGATGGTACCCATTCCCAAATAATTGACCGATATCTCATAACCACCGCCCACCAATACATCTAAAGCGTTCACCGTATCGTCATTCATTCGGGCACGCCACCGGACAAACTTATCCGGGTCGCTTGGTAGGTTATGGGCGTTGAACACCCGCTTGGTGAAATTAAATGCTTGGTCGGGGTAGGTATTGGAGGTGGGTTGGTACCCCACGTTAGTCAGGTCGGCCTCATAGCCGAATAGGGCAATCTTCGCCATTTCAAACTGGAGTACCCTCCCATCCCTAACCCGGTCATACTTCTTTCGTTTGGTATTGAACTTAACGAAAGCCGGATAGTCGTCATCCAGTTGCCAATGCCGTATCTCTCCCCGCTGACGGCTAATCTCCATCGTGGCGTTCCTGACTGGTGCCGCCCCAGACGAATACTTCTCAACTCCCAGGTTGTCCATAAAATCCGTATGTTTCACTTCCTCATACCAATCAAATATCAGTATCTTGTCCTTACCCCAATTCTGTTGGTACTTCTCGATAGTATTGTCATTATTGCCGCAGACAATAAACCATTGGCCTGGGTAGCCAATCCTGGTTAGTGTCCGAGCCGTCAGGCACCTGGGTCTGCCTTTGGAGATGATGTAAATGGTGTTAAGTTTCTCATACGCTTCACTCAGCTTCATATTCTGTCTCTCCCAGGTCAATCTTGTCTATGAGTTTAGAAAAGCCATTCTCGATAAGTTTATTCCGGTCCAAGAGGACCAACGCCAGTTTCTCAAACACCCGCTGTTCCTCCGGTGTCGCCTGGTAGGCATAATAATCGGCAATCTTTTCGTAGTTGAAGTTATGGAAGTTAGCCGCCCTGGCCCGAAGCATCTGTTTCAATTCCTCGTTCTCCAGACTCTCGATATCGGCGTCGTATTTATTGTCCGGTTGGTACAAATCCGAGACTTTGTGGTGGGTCTCCTTCGGTTCGTACACTATCTCCCCGAGGTTGTCACTGTAGTCCTCATCGAACACCTCTTGGTCCTTGAACAAATCTGATAAGGAAGACATCTCTCCCAGGTCTACCGCGTATAAGTCCAAGTCCAGGTCTAAATCCTTCACCAAAGCCAACAAATCATCTTCAATGTACGTACCGGCTCGGTCATTATCCGATAAGGCGTACTCGACTTTCTTAACTTCCGTATCGGCCTCGACTACCGAGACCCAGATGTCCTTAATTCCCATCTCTTGGTACGCCTTGAGGCGCATATTACCGCCCAAAACCGTACCATCCTCGGTAATGACCAATGGCTTATACTGCCCTAACTTTTTCAGTTGCTTCTTGAGACGGCCAAAGTCTTTTTGGGATATAGTCCTGGGATTCTTTTCCCAAATGTGTAGCGACTCTATATCCCGATACTCCTTTAATCCCATACACCGCCTCCTTCTCCGCTAGCATACATAAAATCATTGACCGGAACTAAGAATGTGTCCTTAGTCCCACACCGCTGACAAGTACCCTTTGTTGCGGTTATGCCATTTAGTTTATCTGTATCGGCTTGCGGAAACAAGAGGTGGCCACACCTGGCGCATAAACACTCGTACTCTTTGGGCGGTTTCATTCCCACCCTAATTCCTTCCAAATACTGACTGGAATATAACGCCTCAATCTGCCGTTCGGCTTCCAATTCACCCAATTCACGGTGCGCCACTTGGTAGAGAATCCGTTGGAGTTTGTTCATTTTTTGACTTGGCTGAGGACATCGTGGTTGATAATACCGGCCAATTCTTTGATAGTCTCGTATTTTTTCTGCCAGTATTCCAATTCATCCAACGCCCTGGCTAGGACTTGGCCGAGCATATCCTTATCGGATAAGACCCGTTCGGTAGAAAAATAGCCCCTCACCGGGACTTTGTTTATCTCGACCCTGACGTTGTGAAATGCCTGGGTCGTGGTTTCAGCTATTCTCACCTTGACCTTGATAATCATAGTCCTGGCTTGATGTATGCGCCACTTGCGGGCGGCTTCCGTATCCTCCCATTCAAAGTACCCGTGTAAGGGATGGGAAGACTGAGACGCCTCGTCCACCAACACTTCCGGTCGGAGAACGCCATCACGTTGTTCAATTGCTTTTAAGATATTGATTACTTCATCCATTTGAATCACCTCCCTTCCTAATTTGATTATATTCATAATCTAGTCTAGGTACATAACCAAGCCCTGCCTTAAATTGACGAACCTGTCCAACCGTACCACCCATTACTGCCCAACCATTCCATCCTGGCGAAACCTTGCCTCACCTCGCGGTAACACACCATTACGTTCCCAATACCTCCCATACTCTCCCCGACTGCCTTTCCTAGACCTGCCTACCAGAACCGTGCCCCCCATAACTGCCCGACCTCGGCCAACCCGTCCCGGCCAAACAGTGCCTTGCAGTACCGATACACACCTTTACAGCCCAGGCGAACAACACCTTAACACTCCGTTCCCTAACTGCCAGTCCTCGCCATTCGGCACCCCACCGCTTAATGTCCAAGCCGTGCCTTACCCCTACTGCCAAAACTGGCCCCGCCTCACCTTATTTCGCCTGATACGGCCTCGACGTGAACTGCCACGACTGCCCTAACATACCCCGACTCGGATTGCCTTTCCGAACCCCACCTATCCGGTCCTTGACTGCCGTACCGACCTTACCGCCACGAACCCCATTATGCCTCGACCCACCTATACTGCCCGACCTACACACTCCGTCACGCACCCATCCCCGACTGCCCCGCCGTGACTCGCCATACTAAGCAACTCATCTCCCCGCCCCGCCGTACATTGCCTCTCCTCTACTGGCACTCCATACCTCAACAAGACGTTCCAACCTTACCAACCAAAACTCTCCCCTACTGCCTAATCAAACCAACCAAATACGTCCGGTACCCGACATAACATTCCTTTACTGCCAAACCATTTCACCGCCCCAACGAGCCCCAGACAACGCACCGGGCCTCTCGTAACCACTACTGGCAATCCTCCCCCGCCTCTCCGAATCGTACAACTCCATTCCACGACTGCCTTGTGGGGCGGGCAGGCGCCCCAGGCATTTAAGATTGTACGACCTCAAATGTTCCGCTGTCGCCGTTCCGTTCCGGCCTCCATTCGCCGAGTCCTTGAGAGAAACCTGCGGTTTGGATGAGATTCACGACTTGTTCTTGGCTGAACATATCGGCGTTAAACTTGACCATCAAGTTCATTGACCAAGACTTAATCGCCCCTCGGTAACGCAGGTCGGCTGCCCCTCGAGCAACCCTGACCATATGTTCCATCATTACCAAGTTAGTGTTGGCCGTATCAATCGCGAAAATGTTTTCACCTTGAGTACCGTTAGCTGGTGTCAGCTTCTTACTGGGTTTGACGGGCTTGCCGTCAACCAAGACGGGTACCAGGCCATCAACGTCGCCTACGACGAAGATGTTGCCCCGGATAATCGTCATTTGTAAGCCATCAATTGACCGAGCCGCCCCCACAATTGCTTGTTTAATCGCCAATGCGGGGAAAGAGACGAACCCGTCTTGCGTATAGTAAAACGAGTTCAGGTACTCGACCTCCGGCTCTCTCTTGGGTCTGCCGGTCTTGGCCTTTTTCTGTTGCTTATCCCTTATCTGTGCCTTGGCCTTTTCCGACCATTTGTGGAACATTAAGGGAGTAGTCCCTTTAATCTCGACCTCAATCATTTGAATGTTTGGTGCTGGTATCTGGATGATTTCTGCCATATTATCACCCCCCTTCTGTGAGTGCTAATTGCTAGTAAGGTTTGTTGAGGTCTTGGTCATTGAGCAATTTGCTAATGTCCTTTTTGTTGACCTCATAAACGTATTCGCATAAGAACCGAATACCATCGCTGGTCAGGGCTAAACCGGTGTCCATATAACCCTTCTCGACCATACGCTTAACGTCTTTGTCCAGATATTTGTTTTGAAAACGCGTGTTAATATAAATCACCCCCCTTCTTGAGGGTATTATAACCCAAGCCCTCGAGGAAATATATTATAGGGTGTCTTTGTACATATCAACTAACGAACCCAACTTCTTAATCACCCGGTACCGCCGTTCTCCGCACTCACTACATACGTCAATAGTTTCCTCCCCTAATGCTTTGGGAGTTCCGGCTACTATCCGAATTGCCCCCGACTTGAATAGCGGGTCTTCGTGCCAATCGTGTTCACACTTCTTTTTCATTGGGTAACTCCGTAGGCATTACTATCCCCCCTATTTGAGTAGCAAGGTGGTCAGCCATCTCTTTCGGCAAGTCATTGGTAGTGTATATCTCTCCGTCTACTTCAAACATCACGTAATACGTCGAAAACGGCTTTTCTCCCTTTAGCCAATGGATTATACGTTCAAGTGCCATTGGATTTTGACTCCTTGAGGCCGGCTATCAACTTATCGGCACTATTCAACATATGCTTATACGCGTCCTTCCAAGAAAAATACTCCGGTAAGTGGTCGTCAAAATGTTCCACGTCTGTATCTAGGTCAATGTACTGGTCGCATATCTCGCAATATTGTATTGGCATAAGTTCCTGATTGGTAGGGCGTATAACTACGCCCCACTATCAAAAACCGAAACGCACCTTATAACTCCATTACCCGCCTCAACGATACGCTCCCAACCCCAACTGCCTTACCCTGTCAAAGTGCGTTAGGGTCTGAATAAGACCCAATCTTGGCAAGCACCATCAACTATTTCGGTAATAGTCGAGGCGTTAACAATTCCGTTTGGTCGGCATCCGTTAACCGATTGCAGGCCAAAAACCCAATCTTCATTTCCTAATTCTTTAATCTCCTCATACCCATCATTGGGACTATTAGCTATAGAGTGTTGCCAATCACTCGCACTAGTCAACCGCCAATAAATATGAACCTTGTCACCTTGCTTGGGGTACCATTTTACTAGGGCAGTCCCGTTTTGACGGTAGACGTGGGGGTTAACTACTGGCTCTGGTATGGCATCCTCACAAGTTGGTGCAGAACAATTTTGTGTGCACCCTTCCGGCTTGCTTTGAGTAGTGACCACGGGAGGTTGGGTCGGGGTTGGGGTCGGTTCGACTGGACAGTCACACGACCAGGAGTCATCCTCATAGCCGCACTTGTACTCGCCTGTGCAATATTCATATTTCCATTCTCCGCAGTATTCTTCGGTTGGTTTTGCCTCGCACTCGTTGCACGTGTAAGTTAGATCGCCACAAACGGGTATATCCATTTTGCACTCGATCTTCTTACCGCCGTTAATCCCCTCGCAATACCACTTGTACTCTTTGTCGGTATCTTTCTTTTCTTTCCAGGTACCAGCATCGCAAGTTTCTGGTTCGCTGCCACACACACCATCAGTCTTTGTCGGAGTCGGTGTTGGGGTAGGGGTAGGCGTAGGAGTCGGTGAAACAGTCTCACACTTAAAAGAAGCGTGGGATATATCCTTACACGATGGTCCATCGCCAATCTTCCAAGCATCGCCTTCGTTAGTTCCAATACCTGACCTAGCCCAACAACCGTCATTTCCGTTAGTGGTGTAGTAGGCAATATTAGTGCCACCCTTTATACAAATCTGGGTGACTTTCTTTCCGGAGTTACAAGTTTCATCAAACCCGTTATTTGTATCATCCTTCTGCCAAGCACCGCCGTCAGGACATACCTCAACAGCTATGGCCGGACTAATAACCCAAAACCATAAGGCAATTAAACCGAGTATCAACATCAGTCCAAGCATTACCCTTACCCATAACCTATCGTGGGCTTTCTCTTGTTCTGTAACTTGGCGGACCTTAAACTCCGCCTTCTTGGCTTTGTTTTCCTTTTTCGACATTTTTCTCACCCCCCTTCCCCTCATACGCTTGGTAAACTAAAGTGAGGGACTGGGATAAGTCGTCTAAAAAGTTACTGACTACCTCGTTAATCTGGGGCGGGTGGCCCTTGTAACGCTCGATGTAGTACTGGAACAGGTGGGTCTTGTAATCCTCGGCATCAATCAGGGCTTTAGCTACTTGCTGGAGTTGTTGGTCTTTCATAGGTGGCTTTCATTGTATAACATTATTCGTTGACCACCTCAACGTAGGTGGCTCGGAGGACAAACACCCTTTCAACCTTGCCGTCTTGATTGTCATTATCAATTCTTTGAACAATATCGCCCGTTACCTTAACCTTGACATCGTAACTCGGCCATTCAAGGTCGTCGGGGATTTCGACCTTCGCCCCACTAATTCTTAAACTTCTCCCGCTTACCGGAGTGGACATAAAACCTCCTGACTAATTAGTAAAACTGTGACGCTTGCGAAAGTCCTCATAAAAGATATCGAACGCCTCCCGCTGACCGCATTCGGGGCATATCTCGGTCTTGTTGTCCTTCCGGCTCAAGGCAGGGTGGTTCTTGTAAGATTTCTTACAAATCGGACACTTGCGCTGTTTCATTCGCCCCCCGGTTTAATTGGTCAATCACCTCTTGGTCGCAGTAAGCAATCCGTTGCTTAGGCAATTCCTTACCGAATATTCTTTTGAACGCCTCGTTCTTGAGGACTACCAAATCACCGGACTTTGGGTTAACTAATAATACCCCCAAAGTGAGGTACTTTTTCCGGCACTTGTCGCAGAGTGAAGCCGGAAAAGAGGTGTGCATCTCGAACTGTTCCCGTAACCGCCTGTCTAGGAATAATGTACCTGTATCGCCACCGCAGATTCTACAAGTTTCTAGGGTGACGTAGGATTTCATATTAGGGCCATTTTACCATATCTTGGGTACTTGTATACTATGGGGTCATTGTTTACTTTGTACCCTAATATGGTATAATCCCCCTATAGTAATAGTCCGGTTAAGATAGCGCATACGTTCTTACCCGGGATTTTTGCTTAAAAGGAGGTGAACACCTACGAAACACGCTAAACTCCAAGGTTTGTCCCTAGAGGACTACCACAAACTCGTACAGGTCAGCGTTGCTTACACTGATACTGGACGCATCGTCAGCCGATATTATTATCCCGAAGATTGGCGCACCGCTACTCCGACACAACGGGCTAGGGCGTTAGGCAATCTCTTGATAATGGTCCACGATGCTGAAGACGATTACTACGAAGGCCACCCTAAAGACGTTCGGTACGAGGTCAGTGCAAAAATGCCAACAGCATAATTGCTTCTGGGAGGTGCGGGGTAATGTCCTACACCGCACCACCAGAGGGAATTACCCCTCTAGCACTTTAAGAAAGGAGGTGAGACTTACGACCATTAAACCATCCGTCATCAATACATTCAAGCGTGTTGGTATTCCTTATGAGGAATTGATAGACCGCACCGACAAGGTGACTGCCTATAATCGCTTTGGCTTCGGCGACTGCGAAACTACACCCCTTATTGCCTACCTAATCCAATGGGTGTATTCCACCAACAATGCTTATGAAAGAAACGACCACAAAATCAAGGTGGCTGATTTCGACCGTATCCGGTACTTCGTTGCTGACCAGGATAGCAACGCCTATATGACCTGCCTCGACTGATAGTTGCTTCCGGGTGGGGGTTGGCGCAGAAGCCCAACCTCCTCCGGAGGGAATTATGAATGACAAAATTGTTTTCTTGGGTGAGGAGATAGACTTTGAGAAAACCAAACCCGTGAGTATTTTTGTTCGAGACTACGAAGCCAAAGAGTTTGATTTCAACGTCTTTGGGGCGGTATTCCTGGAAGGCCGGAGGGACTACCACGCCCGTTTCCGTTTCCGCTTCCCTTCCGGTAACAAAACCGTTATTGCCACCGGCATTAGGACCACCCTGCTCTCCCTCCAAATCGAGATTGATAGCCAACTGGAGTACGTAATCTCCCAATTCAAGAAACTGGACAACGTAGATTTGAAAGTGGTACACCGCTTTGAGGTAGATATCCCCAAGAACGCCCGTGACTACGAGGGGTTTATGGCCGTCATTACCGCTTCTGACCAATTCAACATTTATCACGGCACTAAAGAAGAATGCCGTGAACAACTTGAAAGGGGGTGATACCTACGAATAATAAACACAAACATTTGTCCAAAGAGGACATTGCTTTAATCTGGTTACTCCACGAGAATGGTTTGAAAACCCCAATGATTCGCCAGGCAACTGGCCGGGGGATTCAAACTATCCGCCTCGTTATTGAAGCGGGTGGCGACGAAACCAAATATCGCCAACTTATACAGGAGTTCAATGACAAATACCGGCCTAGCAAAAAGACGGTCACCGAAGAACCTACCGCCCTGGACACCGTCAATACGTCTATCGCCTTACTGAAAGCCATTGAGTTTAACCTACAAAAGCAGGTAATCTTGCTCGAACGGATTTACGAGCAGGCACGGAGTCAAAATGAGTAACGACCAATCCGTGAACCAGCAACTACGCTCGGTCTTGGTTCGTGCCTATAAGAACGAGGCCAAGCTCGGGGCGTTGATGCGGGAACTCAAACGGATTATCTATACCACCAACGAGAAGTACTACCTTCGGGGTAATTTTATGGGGCGTTACTTGGGAAAGGAGGTGACTATGTTTACTAAAGCGACTGATGACGAAACCGGGGCAACCTGCCTCCAGGGGTCTATTGATATCCCTTACGCCACCTTAGTCAAAGTCTTCGGCCAACCGGAAGGCCAAACCGATGACTATAAGGTGGACGCCGAATGGGACTTAAAGTTCCAAGGAGTTCCCTTTACCATCTACAACTATAAAGATGGGGTAAATTACAATGGGAGTAGCGGTCTACCAGTAGAGGAGATTCGTAACTGGCATATTGGCGGTCATTCTGTAGCTGCCGTCCACGCCGTCAAGTTTATTTTGGCTCAGGCGGGGGAGTTGAACCAGGAGTCTTTGTATCCTCACTTGCGGGAGAAAGCTTCGCATTAAGGTCATCCTCGACCGTAATGGCCTGCTTGTTGTCTATAAACTTGATTAGCTTACCGGCAGGGTTAATGTTGAGGCGCTTTAAGACCTTGGCCGTAATATACCTCTTAATTAGGGTGTCATTTAAGACGATAAAACTGTCACGTTCGGAGACGTAAAGGAACTCATCGTTGGTCAGCGTGTATCTTTTCGGTTTTGGCATTGTCCATTTCCTTTCTAGCTGATTGGTAACAAAATAAGCCACAAAAGATGCCCGTAGTAGGGCCATCATTGACTACATAGACGCGGTCACGAGGCCGGCCACACCGCTGGCACCTAGTTTTGAGTTGATGCCACCTGCCGTAGACCTCCATTGTTTCGTTCCTTTCTTTCGATATAAGACCTGACCCGTCTCCGCATCCATTCGGATACTGCCATCTTATCTAAAATCAGGTAACTCCGCAACGCAAGGTATTCTTCCTCTGGAATGTACAAACAAACCCGTTTCATAATAGTGCCATTGTATACCTTGACGCACTTGTGTCAATGTGATAACTTGCGCTTACTTCCCTTCTAACCGCCCCAAAGAATGGCACTGGACAGCTATTCTGTAAGGCGGTTTTTGATGGCTAAAAATGATGATACAGTAAGTTATATTCTACGCCAAAATCTGATACCCTATGATTATGATAGTTATAATATGATACCCCGAAAAATGCATATAATAATTCAAAATCTGAAAAAGGCGAATAGATTTTGGGGCTACTCGGGGAGATTTCAAAAAAGATACCACGCAATAATATAATAATTAAAGTAACGGATTATTGGTTACATTACGGCCCGCGGGCCTTTTCCACAATATCATAACGAGGTTATGATGTACATATACAATACAAACACCGGGAATACCGAGGGAAGGGTGGGGGTAATACCCAAGTTATAGGGATGGTGTTCCGGAACGCAGTAACTACCTTCCTTTAATAGGAATACATACCGGAATGCAACCAACTTCCAAGGCATTACCGCCTTTAAGGGGAATACTCCGGCACGCAGTACCGAGAACCGGAACGAGGTAGTTTACTCACTTCCTAGTTATGTTATAAGTTTATTATAACTGCTGTAAGGAGGGAACAATGCCACGCCGAGCCGATTATGAGGGCCGAGTTTTGAGGTCCGTGTTACTTTACCCCGAAGATGTTTTGCACCGTGTGATTTACGCCCTGCAAGCGAGCGACTTTAACGACCGCCAATGGCGACTGGCTTTCGAGGCCATCCTGGAGTCGGCTAAGAATAACAAGATTGACCAGATTGATTTGATAGACGCGGTCAACTTAGCCGGAGTCCCCCATAACGCTATTCTCGATACCTGGAACCAAGTCTATTCGCCTACCAAAATTGACGAGGCCATCAACTATATCAAGGACCGGACTTTGTTAGCCAGGTTACAAAAACTCCACACCAAAGGGGCGCAGGTGACTAACGACACCAAGACCGACCCCAAACGCCACCTGGTTGACCTTATCTCCTACCTCTCTAAACTCCAGGGCCGGACTGTCGAAACCAAGGCCGAATACTTTTTTGACAAAATGATGGAGGACCGGGACAAACTCTATTACGGCAAGGAACTATTCGGGGTCAGGACTGGACTCCAGAAGCTCGACTTCATTACCAGGGGAATGCAACCGAACCATTTATGGATTATTGGCGGGTACACTTCGGTCGGCAAGTCCTGGCTCGGAGTGATGGCAGCTAAACAATTCTTACTCGCCAAGAAACGGTTACTTTGGCTCTCGTTCGAGATGTCCGGCCAAGAACTCCTATGGCGGTTAACGGCTTCCCACCTTGAAAGCCCCAACCTCACCATCGAGGCATTGAAGATTGGTAAGGGGTTGAGTAAGGAGGAGGAAGCCCTATTCCAAGACCGGGTCAAGACCCTTAAAACCAAATCCCTCTATATCGTTGACAATATGACTACTTGGTCGGAAGCGAAGCTGGCCATCCTGTACCACATCTTCGCCCACAAGGTTGACGCAGTCATCGTGGATTATGTCCAGAATATCGTGGTCGAGAAAAGCCCTGCGGAATATGACAGCTTGAACGTGATTATTAGGGACTTGCAACGGATGGCGGTGGACAACCATATATTCATTCTCGCCCTCTCCCAATTATCCCGTTCGTACGTACAAAATGAATCGGACAAAGTATTCGGTTTCAAGGGTAGCGGTAACTTAGAGAATGCCGCAGACGTTGCCATTGTATTCAAAACGGTCACCAAGGAATACGATGACAATAGACGCACGTTAGTCGTGGGGAAGAACCGAAATGGACCAATTGGAGACGTTCAAACCCGAGTACTATTTGCCAACGGAATAATTAAGGATGCCAGTGGCGAAAAATGGGAGAAATAAGCGAGGTTGTCCACTTTCTTTTAGACTACCCGATTAAGACCGAGCCATATCCGGAGAATTACCCCGAGGACTTGATATATGACCCGTATCCGGGGAAGGATTTTGTTATTGGTTTCTGTGATGATGCCGTAGAACAATTTGTCCGTATTGCCGGAAGCCGGAAAGAGATAGAAGAATTGGCTATTGGTTTCGCCGACATCTTCAAAGAGGTGCGCCGGAGACGGCTGGTGAAACTCCAGCCGAAAGTGGAATCACCGCCCAAACAAGACGGTATCAAGCAACTGGAGATGTGGTTGAATGACAACCCCAACCATCCCGATTATGAGGAGAAACTGAAACAATTAGAAATGATGTATGACGACCCGTGGATACAAAGTGTACTTGAGTTACTTGTATACTAATGACCAGTTTGTAATATAATGATTATAGGAGGGAGGTGATTCACAAATGGATGATAGAAAAAATAGACGCGGTGGCTTTTATTGGTTAAGTGGTGAACCCTTTGTATCGGTAACTAACGTACTTGGCATTATTGACAAACCGCAACTGCGTTACTGGTATGGCCGTGAGGTGTACCTAGCGATGGTCAAAGACCCCACCCTGGGAGAGAAAGAAGCTTTATCTGCCCCCTACAAAACGAGTGACAAGGCCCTTACCCGGGGCAGTACCGTTCACTCGATTGTTGAGTCGTACAAAACGACAGGCATTATTCTTGAAGATGTGGTTGAACCATATAAGGGATATGCCAGGGCTTTCAAACAATGGGTCTCGGACTTTGATATTCGGGTACAGGAACACGAAAAGACCGTCGTCAACAAGGCCCACCGCTACGCCGGAACATTGGATTTGCTCGTCAGTAATCGGGATAAGGAAACTATCTTGGTTGATGTTAAGACGGGCAAGGGGATTTATGACGAGGCGTGGCTTCAAACCAGTGCCTATTGGCACGGAGACGATATCAAGGCCGATAAAATAGCGGTAGTCCTGCTCGGTGAGGATGGTACCTACAAGTTCGAGTACGGCAAGGACAAGTTCGACTATTTCCTAGCTGCTAAGAAACTGTGGGAATGGCAGAACACCGAGAAGTTATACAAAGTAGGTTATTTTAAGTAAGGAGGTCTTATGGACACCAAAGACTTGGCCGAATTGGAGGCCAAAGGTTATACGTTACATACTGCTCAAATGTCAGGAGGCGATATGCACGATTGGGAAACCGAACCCATCTTGGAGGGGATATACACCCTTAAAGAGGAGAACCAAGGTCTGCGGAAGGACCAGAACGTCTACCACGTTAAGACGGAAGACGGGAATACCCACCGCTTCTGGGGGTCAATAATGCTTAACGACGTATTCAAGAGTATTCCCCTTGGGTACTCGGTCTATATCGCTTACGGGGGTAAGAAACCCTCCCAAAGTGGTGGCAACCCGTACCATTACTTTGACGTACTAAGCCGAAAAGTTGAATGATATACTTTGGAGGTGAACCGCACCTCCATCAATCGAACCGCCCGACGCAAGATAGCGGATACCGCTAGAGAACTGGGCATAACACGGTGTGAGGCAAGATTACTTGGCTGTATGGGTGAGGCACACGCGCCAGCGCATAGGCACAAACGGACGTGGTATTATGACAAGGAAGCTACCCGTTTGTCCGACCTGGACCAATGGATTGGGTGCTGTCAAGCTTGCCATACTAAAATGGAATACGATGCCGAACTCACTCAACGAGTCTTTACTCAAGCCCGGGGAATTGAGGGTTAGATTACCCCTCCCGCCCACTCTCAACCATTCTTACGGGACTTTTTCTACCAAGACCGGGCGTTCCTATATCTACAAACGCAATACGGCTAAGGCGTGGCAACAAGAGGCAACCTTTATTATCCGAGGTGCTAGGAAACAAAAACCCCTAATTGAAACTCCAGTCAGTGTTAAGGTGACGCTGTATCTTATCCGCAACCGTGATATTGATTCCTCCCATAAACTTCTGCTTGATACCCTGGAGTTCGCCCAGGTAATTAAGAACGATAAACAAATCTTTCATTTAGAAACCGATAAAATCTATCCGGCCAAGGAAGATGGCCTGGAAGTGGAGGTGCGTTATGTGGGAACAGGAACAACAGATACAAAAAGTACCAGTTGAACCCAAAGTCTTAATGGTCAATACTCGTGGGAAAGTTGTTGCTATAGAATCTCCGAGTGTGGCTAAGTGCCTGCACCGGGGATTTATTTATCCCCCACCAGGAGTCAAGCCAGGCCAATACTTACCCCAATACGATAATGAAAGACCAGTACCAGCAGATAATCGACCAAAACCACAACCGGAAAAGGTGGCGGGAGAACGACTCACCGGAGACGCTGATAAAGCAAATAGTGGAGGAAGCCCTGGAACTGGAGAAGTCAGCCAGGGAGTTCGAGTCCACCCAAAACGCCGAGTACCACCTAGTCGGGGAGATAGGGGACGTTTTGTATCTAACTCTAAAGCTGTGCGACGAACTGGGCATAAGACCGGAGGACGCCCTGGAACTAAAACTACTCCGCAACTCGGTCAAGTATCCGGACCACCTCCAGTCCAACGGGTGGGATTACCGGAAGGCCAGGGAGACCAGCCAAAGCTTGTGGCAGAACTTGGGCGGTGATAACGCCTTTTTCCTATGGCACTCCCTCTTATTCCCTATTGATGACTAATATGTATAATGTAACTGCTGGTGCCAGGATAAGCTGAACCCTGGGTAACGTCGTTAAGACTAAGCACTTGTAGATGCAAGGTTGCGACAAAGCAAGGCGGTATGCTACAAGAACCAAACCGTCGAACAACCGGCCAGCACCCAATATGGTTGTATTTGTTATTTTCAAACACTACGGGACAACCACCCACTCCCGGTCTTTAGAGGCAACCTTTTTTGATTACGCCAAAGCGTGGTCTAATTACGTGGATGAGTGGCTGGTCATTGATGACGGCTGGCACTTCACCCGTACCCTACCTCGGTTAAGGGTCATCCGCGAACCGAATACTCCCGATTACATTCACCAACTCCGTCACTTCCCCGTTAACCAGGAAGTCTTGCGGTTGCACCCCGATACTCTCATTTATGACCCCAACGTGGTACGCCAATGCAAGGAAGGTCCTCACGATTTGGTATATTCACCCGACCGTAGTTTGGTGTACACCCGCCATTCACGCAAAACGTGGAAGTTAAACTACCAGAATGCCAATAATCCCCATTTGATAGTGCCTGACCGCCCCCGTCTATTTTTCAATGGTACTTTCTCAGAAACTCCTGACTACAATGGCTCTAAAACGGCTTATTTCACTATTGGACAGGTATACCTGCCTTTAGAATTACTAAGCCGAATTAAGGTTAGTCAAGACGCTCTCCGTGAATATGCCCATAAAATTGACAAAAAGACCGCCTTGGAACGGCTTATGTGGCTATATTGGATGGTTGGCAACCACCAACCGGAATTATTAGGTGACTTTCTGCCTATTTTGGAGCTATCCGGCTTATCACTCCCCCGTTGGGAACGCTACTTACGCCAGTTCATTAAGCACCACCAACATTGATTGGTGTTAGGTACCTATTTGGGGAACTACTTGTCTATCAGAGTGTGGTCTGGAGTGATATCTTCTGACCTATTCCGCAGATTTGAGTCGTGGCTGGGGCGTTGTTGTCCGGAGTCTCTTGAATCCAGACGTCATTGAACCCCCGAAAGAAGTACTTGTAAGCGTCAGAAAAGAAACGGTAGTAATCCCCCGGGTAGTTATGCCGGATGACTGCCGTACCTGGATTGGTGATTATCATCCACTTACTTGTTACCTCCCTCATATTCTCCACCGTTACCCAAAACTGGTCGTCGTGTTCCAGGGTCTCGCAACACACTACCATCTCGAAACTACCAGGACCGTATTCCTTCAAAATGTCGTGGCCGTTCATTACTTTGTCCACATCTTTTCCGGCACGCATATCAATCCCGACATACCGTTCCGCTTGTCCGTACACCGACCGGACACTCCCGTTTACGTTCAATGACCCTACTTCCAAAATAGAGTGCGGTTGGCCGACCTGCTGTTTAGTCCGTTGCAACCATTGGAGGATTTGAGGGGTCATTTCTTGCCGTCTTTCTTAATATGTTTCTTAAGTACTTCCGGTTTGGGTGGCCGAGGGACTACTTGTGGCTTACCAATAGGCGGTCCTTTAGGAGGTTTAGCCGGGATAATACTGTTTATAAGGGCGATGGTAGTTAATGCCTCCTCATTCCCTTCTTCGGCCATCCCCTGCAATATCGCCATTACATTACCATATTCCGGTATGGCTCGGATATGGTCGTAAAACTCCTCGCTATACGCTTCCAAGCATTCCCTGTGAGATTCCATATAGGTTTAATGCCTCCATTACAGTAACTGCATCTTCTAACTTGGCAAACGGCATCATTTTCTTTTCCTGGCTGTTAAGCAGCACCGTAGCCCCAGGTAATTGACCGCGACCTAATTGTTTCGACCTGGCAAACTGGTCATCGAGTTTGTACGTTCCGGTTCGCATCATTACTATTTCTTTCTGGTATTCATCATTCCACTTGTATCCGTGGGCTATTTCGGAAACGTGGGTGTGTCCCATTGCCCCTACATCAAACGGTCCTTGGAACTCAAACGCCCTGCGGGTAGCGTGGTTGGGGTTAAAGTTGGAATTGAACAAACTCAAACCGTGGTGCAGGTAAAAGTCATATAGGGTGTCGTTAACGTTGATATGGACAAACCCCCCATTCTCCAATAAGGGTGACTTGAGTTCGCGGTACCAGATTTGTTCCAGGTGTATTCCCGACATCATCCAAGTCCAGCCATCGTGATTGCCTCCGGTTCTTGCTAGGAGTTTCCCTTCGGCTTCCAAACGGCGTAAATGCCACGCAATAAACTCGGCCTGCTGGTGGGGGTTGATAAGGTGTTCATCGCGTCCGGTGGCGTGTTTGGGAATAACAAAGTTATCCCGTTCATCACCGACAATACATTCAAATACCCCCGGAGTTTCTAAAACGATATGCTGGTGTTTATCCCAGAGAACGTAGTCAGTACGTTCCGAACCAATGTGCCAGTCACCTGTAACGAACACTGCAATCCAAGGTTGGCCTGTTTGAATCTCTACGGTTGCCTCATTTTGGGAAGTATCAAACTCCCGCCTCATCCGTTGTTCAGCCACCATTTGGGTCAAGTAAACTTGATGTGAATCTGGAACAATCTTTTTGTCAGCAAAAACGGGGTCTATTGCACCCCGTATTTGTCTAGTTTCTCCACTCTTATTGATAATGATTTCGGACAACTTTACCTCCCTTTAACTCTTAATCACCTCCGGCTTTAGTGAAAAGCTTGTAAGTGCCTGAAGCAGCGAAGGCGGCTTCCAAGGCAATCCGTATCTTGTCCAGCACGATATTCCCCAGGTCAGGCGGTATGAAAGCCACAATAAAGGCCACTACGGCCGAGATAGCGAACTTGACCCGTGAATCCATATTGGGTTTGAAAAAGGTAATCACGTTGACTACCCCAAGGGCTACTAACCCGACTAAGCCCATTTGAAAGATGTCCATAGAACCTCCTTATGTTTTTTGATAAAAGGCATTACCCGTTGCAGGGTACTTGCTTGTGCTTTCAATTACACCAGTCCACGGGTCGGCCATCTTTTTGTCACCTATAAAGAGAACCCAATGCTTCGGTGCGCCAATTGAGAAAGCGTGAACCTCAACGCACACGGGGATTTTATGGACGTTGACGTACCACCACGTTTTGGCGTTGTTGTAATTGACCAACCGTTCAATCCACTTAAGACGAGGATAAACTTGGGCTACCTTGTACCAAATGAGGAGTGCCTTTTGGCCGTACTGATCTTTGGCGAACCCATCCACCTTTTTCATTGACTCATTGAACTGGTCAACTCCCAGGTCGAAGTTGTACACGTAATTCACCAGCATTGTGGCGGTGGTGATAGTGCACCCCTTGCTTCCGATGGTGTAATCGGAGAACCCCAACTTTTTCAATTTCCAACGGGGGTCGCGTTGGGAAAGTGGCTTAACTGCTAGCATAAGACCTCCTATTCAATAATTGTAAAATCCTCACTCTCTTGAATGAAATTAATGCCTCTAAATATATTTAGTTGGAAGTGGTCGGTAGCCCTGACTATACACTTCCCAAGCGGTGCATCTAGGGGGATTAGGTAGATGTTGGCAACGGTAAAGGTCTGCTCCCCCATTGGCATATTGGAGGTGACATTGGGGTAGACATAATAGTAACCGTTGTCGCAAATAATGGCGGGGGAAACGGCACTCTCCTTATCAACGTACTTTCTGATATGGACTTGGAGTCTCAGGTATTCCCCCCGCCGTACCTCTGTATTTTCAACCTTTAACGGTAATTCTGTTTCTTGAACTTTAACAGGGTAGACCATCAACATAATAAGATGAATAACGAAGAAAAATGATATTCCTAAACCGACATAGGAAGCAAAATTAAGCACATTAGCTTTCTCTCGGTGGCGTAGGATTAGGTAAAGGTAGTAAATCGCAAAACCTACTACTAATAAAACAAATAGACCGAAAATGTACTGGTTCATATCACCTGTTGATTACGACACCTAATAACGCCCCCACCACGGTCGTAACAATGATGGCGACAATCCCGTAGACTATCTTGCTAATAGGGTCTATCTTGGCATTAAACTCCTCTTGAGTGACAAACTTCTCATCCATTTTTTCACTCATTTCGTCAATCTTGGCCTTCATATATTGAATGTCTTTTTGGAGGCCAACAATGGCTAGTTTGGTTTCGGTACCGTTGGTTCGTGGCATATTATTTTCCTACTAATGATTGGAGTGGTTTAGGAATATTGGTGGCTATATGTTTTCCCTGATTACGCAACCAATCGAAGGTGTCGTTTACAAACATTCTTCCCTCGTCAGGGTCCCATCTGTAGCCCCAACTCAACATATTTCCGCCCGTATGCTGGGCATTCATCATCTTATCAATGGCAATAATTTTATCGGTACGAGTTGAGGCGTTGGCTGTATCTTTAAGTAACTCATTTGTTTTAATCAATGCTCCCCGGTGTTCACTTATCAACTCCTCTGGTAAGAACTCATCAATCATTAAACTTGTAGTTTTGTTCCTGAATTGCCTGGAAGCATAATCGAGTATCCCTCTGGTTTCATTGTAAAGTCTATCAACCTCCGCATCTGACTTGGTATTGATGGTGGCATACCGCTTCACAAGACTCAAGAACTCATTGACATCACGTTCGGGTAGACGTTGTTGATCGCGTATTGATAGGCGTACACCTTTCGGCCCTGTTGGTCTGGTATAGTTTATCTCCTTGAACATTTCATCGTTGGTGAGTTTTGATATGGGCGACCCACCTAGAGGTTTAGGGATATTGGCCTCCAATAAACCGGTAATCTCATTAGTCTTTGGTATAGTGAACTTACCTAAGTTATGCTTTTGGGTAATAATATCTACTGCCTCATTAAGTTTAGTGGTAGCTGGTACGTACTCGGTGATGGTATTATTCGCCCCTTTAGGTAATACCTCGAAATGCCACGACTCCGGTTTCCCGGTATATGTTTCAAACATAGTTGTATCGGGATATATTTTCAATGAATCGCCTCTAGTATTAGTAAAATCAATCGGCATAGACCACGAACCCCAATCTTTGGGAGTAAACTCACCAAACTTTGGTTTGGGTAAACTAAATGGTTCGGTAGCCATTTGTTGTCCGGCTTTCTCACTGAAAAGGGTAAGTTCATCCGGCTTACTCCCGTACATTGGCGGAAGCCAATTTGTAAGGGGTACATTCCGGTAGATTGCCGCATCAATCCCTTGTTCACCCATACGTTGGGCTATTCTGGTATCTACTTGCCGTTGGCGTACGGGAACATCTTCGGCTAATGGGGTATAGCGGCTAGGGAAGTTTCTTGATTCTTCGGGAAGGTATTGATTCCATAAAGCATTTTTGCTTCTAACGTCGGCAATATTCAAATCTTCAGTTGAAAGGACTCCTTTTGTTAATCCTTTAGTGTTTCCCAAGTCGTAAGTTTTAGCATAATACGGATTGCTGGTATAGAACTCGCCTATTTGTTTGGTTGGTTGGCCTGACCGATACAGGATTTGTTTTGACCCGATAGGTTTGGGGATATTGGCTGATACTTCTGCCTCAGTTGGAGGTGTAGGGGACTTGACGGAGAACTTACTTGCTGGTGTTTTAGAGACTTGTTTCAATATTTCGGCTGGCTTTTCTAATACTATTTCACTTTCTCCTAAGTACCAATTATTGAACTCCGGATGGAGGTCATCCTTCTTAATGAGGTATTTGTACACATTCCCATCCTCACCAGCAAACTTCTTAGCCATAGCCGGGTCGGTGGTAAAGTTCTGGGTTTGGTTACTCAAGGTGTAGTCCTTGTCCCCCCGATAAAGGGGTATCTCATCCGGTAATTCATCGTAAGTGGCTTTGGCCTTCCCTAAAACGGGTTCGGCTAAACTATCCGCCAACTCCCACCGCCTCCAGACCTCCAGTAGTTTGGGTGGGTAATTGTCATTGTGAAAGACGTTATAAATGGCATCATTGGTCAATTCCATCAACTTGTCTTTGGTTAATCTTGTAAACTCACGTAATTTTGGAACTTCTCCGGCCTCTTCGGCTTCCTCCATATCTAAAATGCCTCCCCTACCATAATCTTCACCCGGTTGCTCCATAAACTCGTCTATGTCGTCAAGATAATCTTGGTGTTTTTCTACCCAATCTCTTGTTACTCCCTCTCTCATTTGGGGGTCCATTGCATCTTGCAAGTCCTCATTAAGTTTAGAGTATTTACTCGTTAACTCATTCTCGGTAATCCCGATGTATTCGGCGGCTTCTTTATTAGTTTCAGGAGTTTTGGTAGGTAATTGGTCTGGTTTGGGAATATTGGCCTGGACACCACTTTCTTTGTAATACTCTATTACCCCTTCGGCACCGGCTCGAGTGGTGGCGGTGTCTAGTACCTCTCCTTGCCTATCAATGACCGCGTAAGTTTTCCTGGCTTTATCAAATACGGCTCGGTACGGGGGAATGAGTTTGTCCAGGGCTTCCTGGGCTTTGGCGGAAGGGATATTGCTGTACTTATCGAGGGCGTTACCTTTGGAGTCAACTACGGTGTAATTACCCGTGTCGTTGGGTACCGCATAGTATTTGTTACCCTGGTTGCCAATAATGGGTTTGGGAATATTCGCCTGGGGTTTTGCCCCGGCTACCGGGGCCGGACTTTTGGGAGGGGACCGCCTTTGGGAAACAAACTATTCATTTCATCGGTTAATTCTTTGATTGATTGTTGGTAGTTCTCTTGCTTGTTACCCAAATCCAATACACCAGACCAAGAATTAGGAATATGGCGAGCTTCTTGTTTGAAGGATTTGATTATGTCTTGGTAATCCTCTTTAGTGGGTGGCGGGTTGTTAGCCATATTCAACCCTGTATTCTTGGAATATGCCAAATAAGGGTCGGTTGGCCCGGGTATATTCGCCTGAACTCCCCTACCTTTTAAGACACTTATCTCCGTCTCCAGGTCGCCTACCTTGTTGAACGCCTCGCTCGTTTCGGCCTCACTCAATCCGGGGCGTGCCAGTTTGGCGTTCCACGCCTTTAATTCGGCCTGTAAGTCACCGAGTTCCTTAACCCGAACGGCCTTTGGTACGTTGGCTTGAACATCGCTAGACATCCGCAGAATATCATCAACACTATCGTTCACAAACTCCTGGGAGTTAATCATTCCTCCGGCACCGAGTATTTGATTCCGAAGGGTCATCAGCATATCAAGACCGCGTTCCGATACTCCCTGGTTGGCGAAAGCTTGCCTTAATTCCGCATCGCTAGACACCTCATTATTGACTAATTCAGTCTTAATCCAGGTAGCGAGTTGTTGGTCAACGGGGATTTTTGGTACATTGGCTTGGGGTAATGACTCTAACTTGCCTTTGTAGGTTAGACTTTCGGCAGGCATTATCAATATTTCACCGTCGTTTGTCCGAATGTTCACATCAATATTGCCTGTTTGTGGTGATTTGGTAAATGTTTTAGAGACAACTACCTGATTACCCCATTCTTTTGGCATTTCAAATACCGTATCTTGTCCTGGTACAAACGTGATATTTTTACCAGTACTATCCCAACCACGAATATAATTAGGTTCACCTGCTTTGGGTACATTGGCTTCTACGTCCATCGGCATCTCTTGACCGAACCCTCCTGGACCGCCATACACAGGTACTTGCGGTTGGTCATAGACGGCCTTTTCTGCCGACCTAGCCCATTCAGCCCCTTGTTTCACCGGCAGACTGGCGTTAACCACCTTCTGCCAATCCCTCCCGAACATATCAACTGGGTCTTCCCCGAATTGGTTGATGTATTGCTGTCTGGTCATTTTGGGTATGTTGGCTTGTACTCCCTGATTAAGCATTGCTTTACTAAACCTCATATTACGAGGTATTTTATTGTTAAGAGTAGTTATTGTTTGAATATCACCGGAGGCAACCGCTTCCATCATTTGTTTTGCGGAATCAATATTAGCGTACAACTTCCTAATTTCAGCCGTAGGAGTTCTGTTGTGAGTACTTGCTTGCATCCCTCCACCCGCAACATAATCCCCTAATGCTTTGTTGTACTTATCAACCGCTTCGTTGTAATGAAGTTTCGATAATACTACTGGAAGTGGAGCATTACGATCGGTAGGTATATTTTCAACACGGGGGTTAAGCACCTCTCCGGTATTGGCATCAACGTAGTGAGGGACATTGTTTTCGTCATAAACGAGGGTTGCCTCTTGTAAGGGATTCCAGTTTTGATTCCGTAACTTCCACAATCTTTGCAAATCTTTTTGCAACAAATCCCTTGACCGCTTTAAGTAATCAAGATTTGCCTGATTAGTATTTGGGTCGGCAATATCCTTTTCATACTGAGCAAGTAGCTTTTGGTCTACTTCTATGTCTCTTTGCGTACCCTCAACACTATAAGTATCTGGTTTGGAAACGTTGGCTTGTAATTCTTTCGGTAACGGCGTGACCGTACCCGTGGCTTCCATCTGGGCATAACGTCTTGCGGTGTCGTACGGGTCAATTCCGGCCAACTTCCTTTGGGAGAGACTGGCTAATAACTCTGTACCCCTGGCTTCCTGTTCACCTACCGTACCCTGGTAACCTTGCCACCCTTCCATTTCCGAGAGGGTCTTTAATGTCCTGACGGCCCTATCTAACTCCTGTAGGGGTTGGTCCATAGCATACTGGACTGCCCGTTTGGTCGCCCCGCCTACCCCCTTAACAATACTATCCCAGGACTTCTTCCCGCCCATCTCGTACATCCGGCGCAGGTTAGCTGCCATCGCATAGTCATCCATTATTTGAGCCGTTTGTTCATCCATTGACCTGGCCGGTGAACCGCCTCCAGGGAAGCCCTCGACATCTTGAATAACGTGTTGGATTTCGTGGAGTACGTTCTTACGGATATCGCCGGCAGTCGGGTCAACCAATAATTCGATTCTCCCTTGTTCGGGGTCAAATAACCCCACCGCCCCAGGTACCCTCATTTGGCCCCGTTGGGGAATAATGGCTACCGGAATGTCGGCCATTTCGGGGTATGCCTTGTAAAGAATGTCGTGCTGGAGAATGTTCTTGAGGGGTAATACCATATCAACCCCGCTTTGGGCTTTCTTGAGTGCGGTAGTGGGTATAGCTAGGCGTGAATCGGCATCGGAAACCATTACCCGTGTCTTCGCCCCCGGTCCTTCGGCTACTGGAACGAACTTTGGCAACCTATCTACTTGTGATTTGGTCAATGCCTTAAACATTGCCTCTGGTGTTCCGACAAATCCGGCTTGCGGTTCGGCAACTACACCACCTCTAAAGGTTTCGATTGCATTTTTGACCGCCCCCCTAACTAAGGGGCTCATCGCACTTGAGGCGGTATTAAACCCTGCAAAACCGATATTGTAGATTAGGTTTTCGTATGCCTCACGTTCAATACTCCGCATCAAACCTTCTTCACCCCGCTTGTTCACTACTCCGTAGGTGATGGCTTCGATGGGTGTCTCTAATAGGACACCGCGTATCAACCGCCTTATCCCCACATCACCAATAGATTTGGCGTACTGACCAATGGTTTGTTCGGCAATCGGAGCATAACCTTTAATCCCTTGTTCGGTTAACTGGCGTAGGGCAGGCACCGATTCGGCTACCTTACCCACCAACGCTTGCGTACCTAACATAGTCGGCATTGTTTTCAAAGCAAACTGTGCCCCCTGACCCACCGCTTGAGGTAAACCAGAAGATATAGGTTGATCTGTCAATACATTTCCTATTGCCCTTATTCCCGCACCTAATCCCGCACCCATTGTGGCAACGCTTGGAATAGTCCGAGCCACCTGACCTAACCCTAACCTAGTTATTTGCGAACCAGTCATTGTTCTAGCCAATGGACCTGCGGCTCGTGCCCCTAATATCGGTGACATTAAAGCCGACCCATAAATCCCTTGTGAGATATCCTGTATAGCTCTCTGTCGTGGCGTAGTCGGTTCGTAGGACTTAGGTATCCCGGTTATGGCACTCGTTTTCAATCCACCGAAAGGGGTCACGTTTAACGCCCCACGCATTGCATACCCCAGGTCTTCACCAGCTTGCGGTACGCCTAATCCGGTGCCTAAACCTTTTGCCATTGGGACTGCAGCTTCACGCCAAGCAAACGGAGTGAATTGTAAGGGGTTTTCTCTTACGGCTGTCTTAACCCTGGTTACTCCCTCATCATACCAAGCCATATTATTCCTCCGGATTGGCTAATTGTTGCAATATAGCTGGTGTCCTAATAGCGGTGTAACGACCTAACTTTCTGGCTATCGGGTTCTCCACTAACCTATTTGCCCCTTCGGCTAACCCTCTTAATAGGGGATTAGTAGCAATCTTCCGTTGGGCTTCCTGCATCGCTACGGCTACCCGCGTATTGATTGCCGGAGAGGAGAGGATGGCTTCAGAGCCAGGTATCCAAGTTAGCGGTCCAGTTTTCGGCACCAATGCCCCCAATCCTTTGCGCCTATCAATCGCTTGCCCCATCTTGATGGCGGCACTATAGTTCGCCCACATTGTTTGTTCGGCGGCTTTGTCTGCCCGTACAAAAGTGGCGGCTAATCTCCGTATGTCAGCCCAAGTCTGGGCTTTGGCTACGTCATCGGCTAATACGGGTGAAATGGCGTTAATCCGAGCCATTACCTCTGGAGTCTTGACGGCGGCAATCGCTTCCGGCTTGACTACGTCATTCAATTGGTCGGTCAGAATGTCTGCGGCACTTAAGTAAGCCCGACCTAAATCCTCGGCATCAAGCCGTTGGGTCAGGTAAGTGGATTTGTTGATCTCATTCCATCCCTTGCGTTCCAAGTGTTTAGCCAGGTCGTACGCATCTAAGGCATTCATTTTGAATATATCAGTGGTAGCCCCAACTCCTTTGGCTTGGAGGCGTTTGCCAACTTCCTCGGCCACCTTACGCTTCACGATGTCCTTTTGGGTATCGCTCATATAGAAAGAGTTGTCAACAAAGTCGTCTACGGCCGGAATAACATCATTGACGTTAATCGGAGTATTGCCTGCCGATTGCCATATAGCGTTGCGGGTCATTACCGTTACGTCACCGTGAGCCCCAGTTACCCGTTGAGCCAGGTTGCGTAATTGTTCCGGACTGTCGAAAGTAATCTTGTACCTCAACAAGTCGTCAATCGTATCTCCCGTCTTAATCCGGCTATTGACCTTGGTAGGTACGGTTAACATTGATTGCATCAGTTGTTTGGCATATGAGGGTGAACGGTATTTGGGGTAGAAACCGCCTTGGACTTGGGCTTTGGTGAGTGCCTCTTTAGACCGAACTAAGTTTTCTACAGTTGGTTGGGCTACTGCTTGACGGGCTACTTTCCTTGCCCCTTCTTCGGCTATTCTGGTTTGAACGCCACGGCCTAATGCCTTAACTCCTTCGGCACCAGCCGAGAATAACCCCCCCATTACTCCACCAACTCCCATTCCTCCTAATGTCTGTAAAGCTCTTTGTGTTAGTCCTTCGGCTTCCCTAGTTCCCCCATAAATCCCTCCGGCTTGCATACCGGATAACGCCCCACGCATTATGTTTCCCCCCATTCCTACTCGACCCACTTGGACTGGTGCGGTTAAGGCCCTTAACAATCCTGGTTTAGTGGCTGTTTGAACCGAAGCAGTTGCCCCAGGTCCACCAGCCACGATAGACGGGGCGAGCATAGCCGCCCATTCTCCAGCCGCAGGGAGTTTCTCCATAAATGAAGTTCCGGCATAACCGGGGAAACGCTTAAGAGCCGTACCCATCCTGGCTTGAGGTGTTTCTTGCTGGTTGATAAGACGTTGGGTTTGTTGCTGGTAAGTGGTAGAGGGTAATTGTTCACCGCCCGTACCTGTTGCTTGCGACCAAAACTTGACATTCCCAGGCATCATTACTTCACCCAGATTGCCCATCATAGTCGTAGCTCGGCTTACAGGTTGCCTAATAATCTTGGTGTCGGTGTTAAGTGTTTCCCATTTGGTAATTTCTTGGGGAGAATAACCGGCATCAATGAGGTCTTGATAACGGATGTATGTAGCCATTAGACAATTCCTCCTTTCAAACCTCTGGAGATTGACTCCCATAGTGAAGGGCGTTGCTCCATAAAGTTTTCAATCGGTTCACGGCCTTGTTCTTGAACTGACATTTGAGGAGTCCTTTCAAAATATGGCCTTAATTGGTCTTGACTGCCTACTACTAAGTAAGGTTGTACTCCGTACTGCGGAGCAATACTGGCATAATAGTTCACCGCAGTTTGGAAGCGAGTCATTTGTTCCTCAAATATCCGACTAGTTTCTGCCTTTAATTGTATCCTTTGTTCCGGTAATAACCGCCCACCTCCGACTAATTTTTGATATTGCTGTTGAGCTTCTTGCAATAAACTATCGGTTTCTCCTGCGGCTTCTGATTGTGCTTCGGTTACGATTGACCGCTTAGTCAGCATCCTAATAAAGGCCGTTATAGAGGCCAAATCTCCAGCGTGGGTAGGTGCGGCATTTAAGATTACTTGGTGAGCATCCAGCATTGTGTCGGCAATCGCCTTTGCCTTCCCGAACTCTTGGCGTAAATCGCTAGCCGAAGTCATTTGGCCTTCCGACAGCGTTCCTGTTCCTTTAGATTTCTGGACAATCTCATTCAATTTGATAATAGTATTCACTTGGTCCATATTCTTAGCCATTTGCAGGGCTTTAATGAGGTTATTTGACCCAGTTTCAACATTGCCCGCCCCCGGTTGCATAAATTGTTGGGTGGTAGGTAAACCAGCTAAGGGTGATTGGGCTTGGAAGCCAACTTGAGTCGGTGCAGGTGCAGTCATTACTGGACTTGGACCTGTAGGTGTTGGGAGAGCCATTGTATTGGCTTGAAAACCGATTGGTGTCTCGGCTGTACTGATACCCAACGTCCTCGGTTGTGAAGACGCTAGAGTGGCAGTAGGAACGTTCTGCTGACCACCAGCGAAGGTTGCAGGTCCTAACATTTCTTCTTGTGGTTCTTCGGGCATAGCTTGTTGAGTCTCATTATTAGTCAAAATGGAGAGAATACTATTGATGTCAAATCCACCAGAACCCGATTGAGTTAATTTCTCTCGTTCCAACTGCATAGCCGCAAATTGGTTGAACCTGTCTAAGACCGAATTGACCGCCATTTGGTAAGACCGTTCGGTAGTATCAATGGCCGAAGCGGTTTGACTGGCAACACCTCCGGTTAGTCCGGCAATCCGTGATAATCCCCCGGTCAAATCTGCCGGATTGTCCACGTACCCCTCGGTTTGGGGGAAAAATGACTTGCCTTGGTACACATCATTCAACATTCGGTCGTATCCGGCTAATTCGTTGAGTGATTGTTCCCGTTGGCCTTCCTGTTGACTTACAAAACCTCGGTCATATAACGATTGAGCCGTATCTTGGGCTAATCCCATCGCTTGTTCTGAACCAGGCGGTAGTTCCGGAGTTTCATCCGGTACGTTAGGAGGCGGTGCGGTCATAGTAGTGTTTTGCTGTGCCCCTCCGGTATAAGTGTTCGAAAGAATGTTAGGGTTAGCGTTAGCCATAGCCCCTTGTGCTTCTAATGTACTGACTGCCATACGCCTCCTTAGTATTGACCTTTGTATTTATTCATTAGGGCGTAAAAGTCGGCACCCTCCTGTTTTGACCCTCTGGTGGCGACATCAAGCTCATTTTGTTTTCCGGTAGTCTGCATCCAAGACCGGAAACGGGTTTTGTCGTTGCTGGTAGAACCGCCTGCGGTAGACCCGCCACCTGCGGCTTGATTACCTGCGGTAGAAGCGGCTCTGGCTTCACCTTGTACGGCTTTGGTTAACTCACCACCGTACTTTTCAGCTTGAATAGCGTACTTATCACGAGCCATTCCTTGGGCTTCCTGTCGGCGTTGGCGTTCCAGGCCGAACTTTTCTTCCTCAAATGCACCAGTTGACTTCTCCAGGTCTAAATCACGTTCACTGGTTAACCTTGATTCCCGGTTCTCTTTAGCCCGTTCTACGGCTAACTTCCTAATGTCCTGCGATTTCTGGACACTTCCCATATCTTCCTTACCAAAACCGGAGAAGTAGACACCTCTACGGTTAAGTCCGGTTTGTGCCTCGGCCGTTTCCTTGGGGAAAAGCAACTCTTGTTCGGCACGTGATTGCTCGTATTCCTGGGCGGTTTCCCTTATACCTTGCTGATAAATGTATTCAAGCGTACGTTTGGCTAAATCCAATCTCCCTCCGGAGAAGTCTAGTAGTTTATTGTAAAAGTTTTGAAGTGTCCGGTAAGCCAAGTCTGTTTCAACGGCATAATCGTATTCTGGCATTGTTGCCCCTGCCACCGTTCCCCCACCACCGCCAACATCAGTTGTTCCGTGGGTGACATCACCACCACCGCCCCCACCGCCTCCAGCAGTTGTCTGCGCCCCTTGTTTGGTATAAGAGTATTGTCCGGTATTGGGGTCATAGTAAATCGGTTGGACCGAAGCATTGGTGGCTTGTCCGGCTTGGACTTCTGCCTCATTTAAGGGATATAAGCCAGCCATCTTCATCTGTTGGCGTTGCTGTTCCTGGGTGATGGCTTGCTGTTGTAAGTGTTTCAACCTGGCTTCCTCTTGTTTCGCCATTTGTCCGGCAGCACCGAGATACCCTGGAGCATTGGGGGTCATTACTTGAGGTACCCAGGAAGGCGTGAGTTTAGCAATAATATCCGGCAAGTACGGCATCTGAATTGCTGGTTGGCGTAACTTAGCCGAAGCAGATTTGACCGTTGATTGGGCTAAGTCAGTTAACAATGCCATAAACCTCCTAAAGCTCTATAAATCTTTGCAAAAATATACTGTCTGGACTATCGGGGCCACCCGAACCTCCGGTGGGGTCAACGGGTGGCGGTCCACCGCCATCACCTTCAATAACCATATACGAGACTTGGCTCGTACCCGCACCCAAGACTGTCAGGGCATCTAAGGTGACGTCATCCGTACCGAAACTATCAAAGGCGATTTGTTCCTGTAGAGTACTCCGGTTATTGTAAAGAAACTTGGTCATTACTGCTAATTCGCTTTGGTAGAACCCAGAATAGGTTGCCCCTGCGGTAAAATCTAAACTGGCGGCTTCAATGTTGAATTGTTCCATCGAGTCAGTGGCGAAGCCGTACGAATAGGCGGCACCAGGGCCGTTGGCTACTTCACTATTCCCCTCGATATTACCGAAGGTAGTTTGGCAACTGGACAAAGTAATCAGGGCGTTTGGTTGGAAGGCCAGGCCGGATACAGGAATGAACGTGCCTGTCGAAGTGGGGTTGGTAAAGAATCCCACCTGGGTTAGTGGTCCAGCGAAAGCCAGGAAGAATAACTTGCCTCCACCGGCTACAGTCCAGTTAACCGTAAAGCCATCTACGTCAAAACTGGTTAGGGTGGCTTTGTAGGCGTAAGTATTCGCTCCGGTATGGTTAGCCGAAGCCACAATGGCACTTTCCTGGGTTTTGCCATTTATCTTAGTGCCTAAAGCCGCATCCCTAAAGTTTAAGCCGGTACATCTGGAGAACGTACCGTCACTAACCCCGAAGGTGTGTTTGGAATGAGCGTTAGTAGAATAAGCATTGCCGGAGGTTAGTAAGGTAGCGGTACTGCCTAACCCCGTCATAATGAGTCCGGTAGGCATAAAACCCAACCCCGTTACGGCTTGAGAGCCGGAAGTACCCGTAAACTCCCCGACAAATACGTCAGTCACATCAGCCCCGCCTATTGCCATATAACCAACTCGGTACACATCTGGAGGGGCGGTAGTCACGTTAATCGTGAAACCATCGCCATCAAGGGAAACTAAATTGGCATACCAAGTAGTCGGTGACAGGTTATTACCTCCGCAAATAGGATAAGAACTTTGAATATATCCCGTTGATTCCAGTCCGGCATTGCCGTTTGGCTCAAACCACCATACCGAACGGTGGGTCGTTCCATCGGTCATTCCTACCATCCCGTAATGGTTAGCAATTTGGGGTACTCCCACATCTACCGTAGCCGAGTTGTGGAAGAACAGGATGGCCTTGGGTTGAAACCCCACTCCGGTAATGGCTTGGTTGCCTGTGACGGTATTTAGTTGGAAGTTACCAACTTTGTAATTGAACGGCATTAGATATTCTTTCCGATAACGTAACCGTAATAATCTGCCCCGTTCTTGATGAATCCGAGGGTGTCAATCTTATTCCCCGTTGTAGTTAGGGTAGGCGTTACCCCTCCTGCCCATCTGGTAGTCGGCCAAGTAACGGTATGGTTGCCTGAACCGTCTTGCTTAAGGTGAATAATCCAGCATTGGCCGTCCTCAAAGTCTTGGAAGGTAATAATCGGGCTACCAGTTAAGGTGCAAATGAAATGGTTGCTTATATCACCGTCAAAGACTAACGAGCCAGCGTAGGTCACTGTAGTAATCGGGTGAACCGTAGCGTTGGCTACTGCCCCGGTAAGTGTCTTATTAGTCAGTGTTTGGGAAGCAGTTAAAGTGACCGCTGTATCGGTTATTTTTGAAGCGGCTATACTCCCTGCTAAGTCAGCGTTGAGGACTGCCCCCGTTAGAGCTAGTTTAGAATAAGCAATGCCTGCAGCCGAGGCGATATTGGCATTATCAATCCCCCCGTTAAAGGCGTTAATCAAATTGGTAAACTCGTCATTCCAGATGGAGGCGGTCAGGGTAGCCCCCGTTATGGCGACGTATTGTTGGCTAATAAATGCCATAAGTCCTCCTTATATTTCTCTTAGTCCTTTGTCGTAATAGAATATGTCCCACTCCCGAAGGGTTATATCTTCGTTAGCGGCATTGTTTTTGAATATGTATTGCATATAGTATGCGTTACCACCTGCATAATTGATACGCTTCTTGGCTATGGTAGTATCGCCGAACTTGCTGTAGCCGAAAGTGGCGTAACCGAACTTGGCACCCAACCCCACCATACTGATAGTGGTCAGGTAATCCTCGGTGAACCCGTCCTTTGATACATATACGTCTAGGTCAGCGTCAGATGATTCCCCGGTGACGTAAAGGTATTTGTACCTGGACTCGTAGGCGGGTTGGGGATTATACAGGGGTGTTTTGACCACAAAGTCTATAGCATCACCGTCATCATCCTTACCGGAGTTAAGTTTATGTGACTTACCGTCGGCTTCCGAACTGCCGAAATAGAGGTCTGTAGTACCAGCAATACTGGAGATATGAATGACCGAGGCGTTAATTCCCGTCATTACTACCCATCCCTTAGTACTGGTATCGTGGACTACGACTGTGTTGTTTTCCGTAGCCGTACCGGTAGGAATAGCCCACCAGACTCTCCGGCCATCAAACTCCCCGGCTACCTTTTCAATCTGGGAGAGGTTAAGTGTTTTCATTGTGCCTGTAATGGTATCGGAGATAAGGCCACCATCAACGATTTGGCCGTCCTCAGTCTTCCTGATTGACCGGAAGTGGGGTACTGACCCCCGATAGGACAAATAATAAACATCGTTGCCTACCGAGACTACCGAACGGTGCGACCTCGTACCGATATTAGTTCCACGTTCCCCCAAGTCATCTAGAGTAAAGTCGGTCGTACCGAACCCTGTCAGACTCCAATGGCGTGACGGCTTGATGATAAGCAATTCATCCTTTAAGACACTAAGGGCGATTATCGGTTCATTATCTCCTGGGTTAATGTCCAGGTATCCCGTTAAGGCGGTGAATGTTTCCGGGGCACCAATGTTGGAGAAGTAAAGGCGGTCTGGATTGCTGGCGACCCCGAATATGAAGAAGTAGTTGTGAAACCACACCCCGTCTTTCCCGACGGGAATGGTGGCTACGGCTGTGGCACTCGTACCGTTAGTCGTTTTGAGAACCGTATCTACGCCATTGAATATGTAAGTAGCGTTATTTGCCATTGCGAAGTTAACCTCGTTGTTTTGGGTCATTGTAGTCGCTCCGGTAAGGGCCACGAAGTTACCCGACCCCGACCAACCCTCTATCTGAATGTTTGGCCCATTATCAATCGCCCGCAGGATATATTTTGAACCTCCGTACGGTTCGTGGCGGTCTTGGCCCCATACCTTAGAAGCGAAAGTCACGTTACCTATCTGGTCGTATCCGTCACGCTTGATTATCTTGCCTTCGTCACATAAACCATTCTGGACTAAGGCCATATACACTACCCCATCCTTGGTATTCCGCAGGTCTTCCGGCTTATCGCGGTTGTTGTACCCCAGATAGAAGTTGCGTTCAATAATTCGCTTTAAGTTTTGCATTACATTAGTCCAGCACTACTAAAATCTACGTCTTGACCAGCGGTATCTACCACCGTCTTGACCCATTGGGCTCTCCGGTCCTCTAACTGTTGTTGCATTTGGCGCATATCTTTCTCGAATGACTCGATATACACCAATCCTACCCGTTCCTCCTGTTGACCCTTGCTCATTAGGACACCAGCGGCATATCGAGATATGCTCTGGGCATACCTATCAGGATAAGGTATCACCACGAGGTCTGCGGATAGGACTAAATCTTCAACTTGGTAGACGTACCACACCTTAATGGCGTCAGTAATGTTCTCGGTAGGTACGGGAATGAAGCCAATACGTTCGTTACCAGAACCAATCCCCATCAAATACCATACCGGGGCGTGGAAGGCGGTAATGTTGGGGTTAGTATTGCTAATATCGGTAGGGATTTCGTCAAGTTGGACTGGTTTGGCTACTACCCGCTTCGTAGTCGAGGGGTTGTAATTGATTTCAATACGCCTAATTTTGAATAGGGTATCTGGTAATCCGTCAGTTGAATCGTACTCCTGTTGTCCAGCCACCGAGTCCATTAGGAAGGTGTCCAGGTAAAAGTCCTCGTAAGTCTCAAATACCGCCGTTACGACTTTGTGGTAGCCGTTGTTTATCTCCCGGTCCACTTCGGCATCGGTAAAGTCGGCTTGGGTGGACTCATCCAAGTAAGTGCGGGTTTGGTTTCTTAAATACGCTAATGTTTTCGCCATAATCCTCCTACGCTATTAGTCCTTCGTCACCGAATATCACCCAACCACCGCCTCCGGCTCCAGGTTCGTGGTCGCCAAGGGTGTAGAACGTATTTGGGCTATTTTGGTTGTTATATTCAGTTTGAATAAAAGTCCCTGGTAATACACCGAAGTACCAACGGACTTCCTCCATTTGACCTCTCCAGTTATTATTGTTGTTCTGCTTAGTCCCGAAAGTAACCTCTTTATCGGCATCCAATGACCAAGAGGTGGGATTACCTGTGTCGGTGCCATCCAATACCCCATTCAAATATATCGAGTAAATGCCTGTGTTCCCCAAGACAAAGACCACGTAATGCCAGGTATTGATAGATAAGACAGTTGTACCTGTTAGTTGGTCAGCACCATTAGCCCGTATTCGGAGTCTATTGGTATTAGTAACCCCAAAGTCGTGATAATCCGTGCCGCCGATAGCATTTATCCCCTTAGTGTAAACACTTTGCGCTACATTGTTTATTGCAGTACGCACCCAGGCGGTCACGGTAACGGGAGTAGGCGTACTGTTGAAGAACGTGTCCATTATAAACACCCGCCGATTACTGCCATTGAAGTCCCAGGAATTGTGCAGTTTGTAATTGACCGTGTCTAATACAGGCGTTTCCGTGCCACTGGTTTGACCGCCCCTGGCTGCGGCTAATTGTCCATCTTCCCTTGCCCCGCCAATGGTATAGGTGGGGGCAACATCCATATGAAACACCTCTTGATACCCCATCCAGGTCTTACGCTGGTTTTGCTTTATATGGAGTAGGGTAGAGTTGCCATAGAACAACCATATAATTGTATTGACCGAGGAACTTAACGAAGGTACTCGTACCCACGCTTTGAATGTGCCTAGAACTGGGTCGTAGTAAATCTTTTCAAAGTCCATCCGGCTAGTTCCGGTAGGGTCATCGGTTGAGGAGAAGATAATGTCCCGTCCATCGGCATAAACTACGTTCCCTCCGTTGGCGACTGATTTCAATGAGTTCTGTGTAGTTGAAAACCAAACAGCAAAGTTAGTGGCGGTAGCCGCTACTTGGCTACTGTTGATGGTAATTTTACGCCTCCAAGAGTAACTGCCGGCAACCTCGACCGGGGTCTCCTGCGAACCGACGGTGTAGAAGGTGCTTGGGTCGTTTTGGTTGTTATACTCGGTCTTAACCCACGCCTCCGGCCTCTCTGTCCATTGGAGTCTTAACTCCTCTAATAAGCCATCTAAACGATACTGAGTTCCCCCGGCCTTATTTTGGCCTCCCAATATAACTGTGTAAGTATTGGCGGGAATTGCGGTTACATTTCCGACATCTTCAACCAAAGGTACAGTCGACTTGACCCCGTTAACATAAAGGTTAAGCCCCGCGTTACTGAGTCCATCCCAAGTAGCTACAAAATGATACCAAGTACCTACCGTCGGTCCAAATCCAGAGGTTTTGCCCGCATAGTTAGTAGCGCCATTGGCAATTCCTATAACAAAATTACCCGGGAAAAAGCCAAAATCAATCGTTTTGGTAACCGCACCCTCCCATTGTTGGGCAAGTCCCTTGTAATATAACCCGCCATAGGCAGTAGTTTCTGCCTTAACCCAACAACTGATTGTGAAAGCCCCGATCGTATCAAGTGAAGCACTATCCGCTACCTCCATATAATCGGTTTCGGATGTTTCAAAGTCTGCAGCATTGCCAATCTTACCCCCAGCCACATTTAAGGTGACCCCATAATTGGTTATGGTGTTAGCATTGCTCGTACTATCGCTAAGTGTATTCAAATGCCATACCGCCTTATACGTTGATGACCAGACTCCAGTCGGATTGGCTTCGGTAACCGTCATCCCTGTCTTGCCGTAGTAAAGGTAAAATTGGGTACTTACGGTGTTGCTGACGGACGGCAGGCGCACCCAGGCGACAATCGCCCCGGTCGTGGCGTCCCAAGACTCAATCTCGTGGTCTAGCTTAATGCCGTCAGTCGTTTCAAACCGGATATCAAACCCACTGGCGTGTTCCACTAATCCCCCGTTGGCCACGGTCTTGAGGTAGGCGTAAGTTCCGCTGACTAACATCGGGTAATTGGTTAGGTCGGCATCAACCTTGGTGGGATCGGTAGAGATGGTGCGCCTATAGCCGTAGCCGTTATGGTAAACCTCGGAGTAGGTGAGATACATTGAAAAATATATCCCGCTTTGATAAGTAAACCAAGTAGGGGCAATTCCCCCACCCCTATATGAATACAACCCGCTACCTCCAGGCATTGCATCCCAAAATATAGCCGTATTAGCCACTCCGTCAACCTGGTCATAGCCACAAGCGTAAATATACTGAACACCAGCTTGTAAGTGCGGTTTCACAACCGATGTACGGGTAATCCAACCTGGGTTAGCATCATCAGTTCCAGTAACTAATGTTTCTAACGCCGAAGCATTTCCGCAATTAGCCCATAAGGATGCCCGAGTAGTGTCATTATTAGTTATGGCTGATAGATAGAAAGAGTAACTGGCGACACGAGCATTGACCGGAGGGATAACTGTTATCCCGCGATTCTCGCCACCACCAACAAACATTGTGTTGACCCCAATCCCAGTGTTCCCCATCGTGGGGTCAATGGTGACCGGATAAGCCGCCGTATCGAGGAATGATTGGGGTACGATAATGGTGTAAGTCTCTGCCTCTAAATCCAAGACGTGGTCGCACCACGTTTCTACGCCGTTGTCGTCAACCGCTTTGGGGCGGTAAAGGGTTAGGAACTTGCCGGTTTTGTAAAGTGTCCCACCTTCGTAATTGATGGGATTGCCGTTATGGTAGAGAACGTAACTGTTGACCGCTTCTGGGGCCATTGAAAGGTGGACAAAATCATCCTGACCCTTGACCTCATTCTCCGTGATTACCAAATCTTCGGTGTAAAACGGTTGGTTGGTCAAATCCTGTTCGGTGAAGGGTAAGTTTTGGGCTACGCTAACACTCTTGCTACGGACCGTAAAAGGAATGATGTTACTCGCGGGGGCAGAGGCCAATATGACCTCAAACTCCGTACCACCTTCCTCCAATTCCGGCTTATCGTAGGTCTTAACGGTAATATCCCCATCAACGTAGGTCGCGGTCTTTTCTCCGGTACTCACAACGGCACCGGAAGGGTCTGAATCAGCATAACGTAAGCTGAAATTGACCTCATTATCCCAACGCATCACCTTGGATTGGGGATAAAAGTCAGTCTGTTTAGTGTCGCCGAACTCCACCCCGATTACGTCTCTCGGTTCGTCGTTGGCTGTGTAAATTACTTTGTCAGCCATAACTCCTCTACTTTACATAACCGGTAATGGTAACCGAAACATTTCCCGCATCAGCGGCAACTACCTTTACTCCTGTACTAATTGCGAATTGCAGTGGAGTCATCCAGGTCTTTGACCAAATACTGGTAGCCGGAAAGTACATCTGTTGGCACTTTACCGCACTGGCCGTATCCTGTATCTCGATGTTGGTTTCGGTATCGGTACTAATAGTAATATCAGTAACAAATATAGTTTTGCCCGATATAGCGGTCTTAACTGTAAGACCAGCCGTTGCATTAGCGGTCGTTACAGTTTCATTGAAAGTTATTGCCCCGATAGGCAAGTCTCCGCAAGCCATAGTCACCTCCTTAATTACGTTGTGCTAGTATGTACAGCGTGCCACCTGAGTTGACACCCTGTGCACTAATAATGGTAAAGGTCAGACTGTCGAATACTAATGGACAACCTGGCTGCAGAACGAAACACGTATCGTCAGCATCCTCATCAAAATTGATATACACATCAGTATCGGTGGTTAAGGTTAACCTCCGAACTGTGTTTGATACGGTGCCCAACCTAAATGTTTCCGAGGTGGCACTACCGGAAACAAAGTCAAGTTGGGTGCTCTCAATGGACTGACCAACTATTGGCATATAGGTAACTCCTCTATACTTTCCCTTTACGGGTTGACCAAGAGCCGGCGTTCTTTAATTCCTTCCACCGCCCCCTGTTCAATATCATTTTCTTATTGCCTAATTTCATTATCTTCCTACCAACGGCTCCCATAGCCGCACCCTTTGCCACACCTCTAGCTGATACTCCTCCAGGAGTAACTCCCAAAGCTGCACCTTTTGCCGCACTGTGAACTCCTTTAGCTAGAAATGCTTTGGCCATATCCCGACGGGCTTGGTATTTGAGTTCTTGCCCTTTTCGTTCGTAAGCGTCTTTAGTAACTTGGGTTTCACTCTTAACCCGTTCTCTAGACTTTATTCTGGACTGGATTGGCTTAGGTATCGCTGGCTTCTTCCATTTTGCAAGATAGTCTCCCATTGATGGCATACAACCTCCTTATTTATAACTTTTTTGTATCTCTTTGTCTATTTCGTCAATCATAGCTGCCCTTCGGCTAAGAGCCACGCCAATACCCCGGTCACCCTCACTCTTGAGACGGCTTTTCCTGTTAAACAATGACTGGATTATTCCCTTCTTGGCACTGACACTACCGACATTATTGACAGTCTTATACCGCCCCCGGTCGTACACCATTTTCTTTTTGTTTATGACTATTGGTTTCATTGTGTATTCCTTAATGGTTTCAATCTTCTAATGTCATAACACCCATTATTGTTCTCAATCCTGGCTAATTGGGCGCACCGTAGATGTTGGGCTTGCCAATTAGTCACTTGTTTCATTTCAATACCTAACTTGCGTAACTTGTACCCCCAATGAATATCTTGGCCTCCGTATTTGTTAGGGATATTCATCATCTTCCAATCCCTGGCATCAAATGAGTATTGGGTTTCAAGCCAGGGGTATTTCATTTGGCTAAATACCTCCCTCTTGACCAGGGCGCATCCGGTAGGTCCGTGCCATACTTGGCCGTGTTTCGAATAGACCGTACCTGTACCTGTACCCGTATCTAGTACGGGGTAGTTAACGAAAACTACCGGGGCATCTACCGCTAACATCCTTTGTAAGGTGCCTGGAGGTAAGTAAATGTCCTCCTCGATAAGGAACACGTGGGTCGGGTTAAGGGCCAACGCCTTCTTTATCGCCGTGTTGTGGGAGGTGGGTATGGGTAACCCCTCCACAATCACGTATTCTGTTAAGCCGTTCTCGAGCATTGAGGTAATGGTTCGGGCGTATATCAACCCCCTGGTTGGTAATGCCGCTACTACCTTAACGCTCATAATACCGTTGCATTTCTTGTTTCCGGCGGAGTAACTGTTTTCCGGATTCACCGTGGTAGACCTTACCATCAGGCCCTACGGTGCGGGAGTGGACCTCCTCAATGTATTCTTTCTTTAGATTGTGTTTGGCGTAACCTCCCTTGTTGTATTGTTCATCGGTAATCATATGTCCTCACGTTCGGCGGTAGGGGTGGGCAGGTAGCCCCTACCAGTGGACGTTATTAGCTTCTGATTTCGACACCAAAATCGTCACGAAGTACGGAGACTCCGTAGATGGTATCTGCTGTCACTAACCAGGCTAAGTCTTTTTGCCAGTACGATGCTTGTGTCCTCGGTGAGAGTTGCATCGCTAAAGCGAACGCTTCCTTATGGAATAAGATATTGTGGGTCTGGTCTGGAGTCCCGGCAGTTACCGGAACTTGGTTGGTGTAGTAGGTTGGGACACCATAAATATCTCCCCATAGATAGCGGTTGTTGGGGCCTTTCTTAACCGGAGTAGGCATATCGTATTGACCGAGGTAATCGGCCTTAACGAACTTGTCCAGCTTCATAATCGCGGCTTTTTGCGAAGGCGCAATCACTAAGAAACGGTCTTCCAACGGGGCGTCGGCCTCATCCAATACCTGAAGTGCCGCTACAATCTCGTCGTCACCAATATCGACACCATAAGTGCCGACATCTGTGGTGGTCAACGAAGCGTAGAGGGCGAATAAGTCAGTATCAACCGCTTGGGCGATGGCGTAACCGGCTTTGGCGGTGTACTCGCTTCTCAGGTCGTATTGTGACTGGACTTTGACGATGTCTTCAATCTCGAAGGACACCTCTTTCCATTGGTCAATATCAATACCAACCTCGGTTTCAGTTACGGTCTGCAAGGTCACCTCGGAGTCTTGTATCTTATCGTTGGCCGATAAGTTACTCACTCTGGGTACGTGGATGGTATCACCACGCATCTTGACCAAGGAGTCATAACGCTTAACCAGGGGCGCGAGAACCAAAGCGCGTTCTGCAGCTCGCAGGGTTTCAACTGACCAAACTTCGGGAATAAACACGGCCGAAGTGGTCGTTGTCAAATTAGGCATAAATGTCACCTCCTCACTATTCCTGTTGATGTGTTTTGTTAGTAAGTTCCGGAGGTGTGGTTATTATTCAGCCAATTGCTTAAGGATATGGTCAAACTTGGCCGGGTCCTTAGCAAGTTCCTCATAAAACTTGGCCCCATCTGGTCCTTGCAACTTCTCCCTGAATGAATCCAGCGTTAGCGGTTCACGGGAGACATTGTTCGGTTTCGATGGCCTTTCGGTGGTCATAGACTTAGACCGAGGCGCGTTCCGTTTCATTGAGTCCACTATCTCGTCAAAGTACATATCTCGGTAAGCCGCCATTGGGTCTGATATCCCCTTATCCCTGGCGTACTCCTCCACCTCATCCCGATTGTATTTGGGTAAGTTGGAGTTACTGTTGACCTGTGACTCGTTACGAGTGTGTAACTGGTCCCAATGAAGCCGGGTCAGCACATCGTTCAATTCATCTTTAGTGACCATTCCGGCCTGTTTCAAGGTGCTAATGGCTTGGTCGACTTCGGCTCTAGGATATTGGGGTGATGGTGTCTGTACCGCCCTGGCGTCCGTTTGCGCGAACCTCGATGCGATATTCTTCCAGTGGTCCAATTCCTCGCCCATCCGTTTAATCTTCTCAGACTGACGGCGAAGCCGCTTATCATAACCACTCTCCGCAGGACTTTCCTCTTGGGGTGACTGAGGTTGCGAACCCTCTACTGCTATGTCTTCCCCAGGCGTGGTTTCCTGGTTTTCTGTTTCCGCTGACGGGGCGGGGGTGGTAGTTTCTTCCACCTTTGGCATATCTGCCATACTATCTCCTCTCTGTACGGTAACGGGTACGAACCGTCTATCCTTCTCCTTACTGTGGTAACGCCCACGACTCGATAGGGAAAGGGTGGCCTTAAAGGCCCGTAGCGGATTGCGACTCCTGCCCGGGGGAACAATGCCCCAAGTCGCAATCCAGTATCGGCCTTTAAGTTTGGCTTAAATTGTAAAAGAACTAAATCGACGGTTGGTTAGAGAACTTCTCTACCTTATCTTCCTTTTTCTCGGCGGGTTGGTTACCCACCACTTTCTCCGACTCGGCCCTTCCTGTATCAGCCCGATAAGTCGAAGAAGCGACAAAATGTCCGGTACCGCTACCAGGAGGACTTAGATATTCCTCACTGTGTTCGCCCGGAGGATTTCCGCTTCCCATAGGACTGCCTGCATATTTGGTTGCTGGCATACTACCTCCTTACTTAATACTTTAATCCGAACCTCTCCATAGTTGTGTCCATCACCTTTTGGAGGTTCTCCGTACCCTCCTTATCGGCTTGGGTGAGTTCTGTAGGTACTGCGGCATAGTTCATATCGACAGGTTGAACTTCAATACCAAAAAAGCTAGACATTCCACCACCCTGCGCTTCTGACGAAGTGGGGTCTACATACTTTTTGAATATACCTGGGGGAACTGCCCGCCTCTGCGGACCCATTATGGGTTTCGGTGACTTGGCTGATTTAGCCATACTTGCCTCCTTACAAAAAGAACCTCATAGCGACAATTCACTATGAGGTTAACTCTTAGTTAATTTGTATCACGATTACTAGATAGCGTCAATGAGACTCTTTGAGTTGTTTGACGAACTCATCGAGTACTGGCTTCATTCCTTCGGCTACCGCTTTGGCGATAGACTTCTCTAAAGCATCATAAATCCGTTGTTCATCCTCGTTACCTTTAGCCAAATAAGTATCAATCGTATCCCGTAGGTTGCGTAATTGGTTGATATCGTAGGTCATAACGAGAGTGTTTTCAATAAAACAGCAAAATAATTAGTACCGATTTGTTGAATGTGAATTAGCAACCACCCTAACTGCCCCTGGGCCTTAAGGGCGGTTTCTATTTGTGCCGCCGTATATCCTGCCGGTATCTGGACAATCCGATAATCGTATTTAGCCGCCATATGCCTCCTATGCTTGAGTACTGGTAATCAAATAGATATCCCAAGCGTTACTTTCGTGGGCGTACTTAACGTCTGACCAAGTGTAAGGGGAGACAATCAGTGCCTTAAATTGAGTCCAGGTCTTAATCAATTCAAACGTAGTAGCCGCTGGAATAATGTCATTGACCTCTAATGCCTGGCTTTTATAGTTAGTTTCCCAATCTAAATTGTTGGCATCTTCATCGGCCGGCACTATCCCCATAACCCCGTCGGTTTCGTGGTAAACGTAACAATGGTACATATAGTCTGCCATTTATTGTTCCTCCCATTCCACAAATAAACTATGGTCGGTATTATTGGCCGCCGGTTGAATGGTAAGTAAGAGTGAGGAGTTTGATTCTAACATAGCACCTAAGTCCGTATGATACACAAAGCTCCCAACCGCCGATTGACCGACAATTCTGGTTAACGTTCCCCTCGCACTAATTGTTGGCGCACGGTAAACCGACAACGCCGTACTTATAGCACTGCTTGGTTTGAGCTTAATAACGGACTGAGCCGTTCCGTTAGCGGTAATGGTCGGACCGGAATACGCCCGAAGAATAGAAATGCCCGCCCCTTTGTTATAGGTATAGTTCCATTCCTCGAAGTAGGCAATCTTTCCTGACCCTGTGGGGTTGGTAATTAGAAGGAAGTCCGTTTCTGCCTGACCGGATATAGTCACAAACTCATTGACCGTTGAAAACCCCCGTCCATACTTAACCGAGGTTTGCCACCTGTCCCCATCTAGAACGGCGAATCCGTGGTCGTCGTGAACCAATAACTCGTGGTTAGCATTTATGTCAGCGTAATTGCCACTATTGTCGTCAAATAGGGTTACGTCCATTGTTACATCATTTAGATCGGCCATAAACAAATCCTATCATAATCTAAGTGGAAGCGGGAGGGTGTTCCCCACCCGCAACCACGTTAGAGTTTGCCTACGGGGCTACTTCAACACCGTTTATGTAGGCATACAAATCCTGCGCTGTTTTATCAAGGTTAGCCATCTCTATTAGAACATTATCGTCAGCAACAACTTCAATGGGGTTAGGAAATTCTGCAAACCCAAACCCATTAGCGGTACTGATAAAGAAGACTGCCTTTTCTGTTTCTGATGCGGGTGTTCCTGTCTTAACAATCACTTTAGCTTTACCAGAGGCCGAGGCGTGTACATACTTTAGCAAAAATGTCTTGCCAGTGGTCACGGAATATGTCAAAACGTCAACAGGGGTAGCACTTGCCACTACAGCAGCTTCCGTATCGTAAACGTGGATTTGATCTCCTGCGGTTGTGTTCACCACATTTACGTTGATTGAGCCATCGGTGTTAACATCTAAAGCATCAGAATTAGCATCTATCACCTGAACTATTGTTGAACCATCACCTAAAGCGGTAAGGGTATCAGCATCGTGAACCAATAACTCATCATTGGAATTGACCTCGGCTACATTAGTAATGGTTGTACCAACAATCCTTGAGCCAACATCCCCATCTACTTCGGTTCTTACGGGTAAAGAACTATCAAAATCTGCCATATAATTTACTCACCCCCTTCCATATTTAAACTAGCTTTGTAAGTTGCAAACTCCTGTTTAGCTACGACGATTGCCTCGTCAATATCCTTAATGGAGTTTGTGTAGTTGTCTATGCGTTCTTGTAATTTCAACCTTTCAATCTCTATTTGTTGGCGTTTAACTAACATACTCGGGACACGGTTTTCCCACTCCAATAAAGCAATCTTTTGGTTAAGCGTCAATTTGTCGGCCATAGAATCCTCCTGAGTAAACCCTGGTGGCGGTAACTATATTAGTAACTCGTAATTGGACCACCTGACCAGCGGTGGCCTCATAAACTAAATAACTCTGGACATTGCGTTCAGTCCAGGCGTTCCTCCCTTGCCACACCTTAACCGCGTCAATATAGAGTTTGAATAAACCGTTATCAATGCCTTCCCCAAAAATACCGCTAATGCTTAATACTTTAAGTGCCGGAACGGTGTAGGTAGCCAAAACCAGGGTATTGCCGGCAGCTACGCTCTGTTCCCCGAACTCGTAAATCGTATCGGCATTACTCGCACCACCCAAAGCATCAATGATGTCCTGTAGTAAACCAGTATCATCAGCTACTAAGGTTGATTTGATGTTAGTAACTGGCTGGGGTATTTTTTGAGGAGGGAAGTTATCAACCGAGATGTGGTCGGGGAAGTTGACCTCTGGGAAACGGATGTTGGAGATGGCCTGGGTTATTCCTTCGGTATTGTCGGGTTGCTTCAATAATCCCTCTAACCTCTCACCTAACGACTCAATAGCCGCTACTGTGTCGTCATTAGGGTTTGGCTGGCGTAACAGTCCAGCTAACTTCCCTTCCAAGTCGTCGAAAGCTTTCCCCACAGTTATGGCGGTGAACTCGTTAATCTTCCCGTCCAACGACATTACCTTGGCATTGACGTCATTCTTTTCTAAATAACGGGTAATGTCATTCCGTAACCTTAATAATTTGGCCTTGTCCATCTAACCCCCCATTACGGCTTGGAGACTTTGTTGCAAAGCGGCTTCCTCCGGTGAAGCGATTGGCTGAGTCACCGGGGCAGTTCCCTGGACTCCAGGAGCAACACCTTCAAGAGGTGGTTGCATTACCGACAAATCAGGATTCACCGCCCCGGGTCTTGCTGGTAGAGTACTGCCCTGCTTTGCCATCTCCTCGTGTTTCCTCATATGCTCCTCAATAATGGGGTCTCCTGAGAAACCAATAGCATCACGGTGCACCATAAGGTGGATTTGATGGTTATCTTCCGGTAACGGTTCAACGTCATTGCGTTTCTCGACCGTCATCATTAGGTTCTCCTGTTGGGCGATTTCCTCGTCTGAAACTTCCGTACCTTCGGCACCTGCAGCCGGAGTTCCCCTAAACTTCTTGAGCAACTCCTCTTTTCTGGTTTTGTCCACGATATCCTCTATATCGGCGAACTCGGCGTGTTCCAGGAAGGTCTGCTGGTCAATCAAGCCCGATTGGTAGAACTCTTTCAGGCGGTCAATGCGTGCCCCTTTAGTGTAGGCCAGCCACGTACCGACTGTGACCTGGACTTCGTTATCCTTACCAATTACTGACAGGTTGAACGTATCCGGTCCTATCCTGACTTCTTTGCGGTTCTTACGGCTGGTAGCCCCTTTTTCGCCAATCACAGTGAAGTGTTCCGGTG